ATGAATAAATATGTGCTGACCCGCCAAGTTTCCAAAATGTTAGAACGACCGATGCGTGAAGTAGCTCCGATCGTCAATGCTCTGTTTGATTGTATAACAGCCTCGATTCTCGATGGTCAGAAAGTCACCATATCCTCGTTAGGCTCGTTCTGTCTGCGCGACCACCAGGAACGCAATGCATATGATCCTTATCGGCGTAAGCACATTCTCGTTCCGGCCGGCAAGTCGGTACGCTTTACAATCTCTCCTACTTTGCAGGAGCGGATCAATATGCGTTATGCGCACCGCACAGCTACTATGTAAAGCTCAACTATATTATTACGAGCATTTCCACCAGAAAGTATGGAAATAGCTGTGGATTGACTTCTTTTGCCAAGATTCGGTATGGATTTATATATCAATGTAAAGAAGTATTGCCGGTGATCATTTTGAAAAAAGTCCGCAGCAGTGCATACGGCAACGTAGAAGGGCCAACCGAATACAGACGCAAAGTAGCCAAGGCGGAGGTCCTGTGTGGTTCCACCGGCTTTCCGGTCTATTCTTTGAAAGGCTTTACAAATGGTATTTTCCGAAATTGATCGACCCGCATAGCCAGCTGGTGTTCCGAAGCCTCGAACATGATTGAGAATTCCCGGCTACATGCAGAACTGGCGAAAAAACGACACCCCATAAACATTCCCCGGCGTTGTCTCTATCCTTCCATGTACAAAACTCATAGTATCATGGAAGAAAGAAATCTGACGCTCAAACAAGAGTCTGAGATCCGCGAACGGGCTGCGGCGCTCAAAGCCGAGAAGAAACTCCGTAAGGTCTACCCGATGGTGGTCTTCGGGGATACGGATTGCGGCGAGAAGGAGATCTACGTGGCCTATATGGCCGAGCCTACGTTCCCACAGTTCTCGAAGTTCATGGCCGCCTCCAAAAAAGACGAGGTGACGGCCATGCGTACGCTTGCCAAGGACTGTTTTCTGGAGGGCGACCGCGATCTGGTGGACAACGACTCGCTGTTCCTCTTCGGGTTGATGGGCCAGCTCGCGGAGATCATCCAGACCCGCCAGACGACGCTGGTAAACTGATCGACGGGGCGGTAGTGAAAGACGGACAGCGGATCCGTCAGCGGCTTTTGTATATCCGCCACTACTTCCCCGGCGTAGACCTCGAAAGGATCACGGACGAGGAATTCGCGCAGCTCTCCGAAGAGGCTCTCTGGCTGCACGAACAGCTTATGGTCCACAACTCCGCGCGGGCCTTTTTCACTCCCACGAAAGCTTGACTTGCAGATGTGCCTGCACCCGAGAGGGTGCAGGCTTTTTCGTCTTTTATGGCGACGTAATCACTCCGTCCCGCGCGGCCCTATTCTTATGGGAACACAACCGCGCCCATGTCCGACCAGACCTATAACGTCAAATACAATATCGAGGTAGAGTCCACTGTTGCCACGCAAAACCTGAACAACTTCACGCGGGCCGTGGAGTCCCTCTCGAAGTTCAAGGACCTCTCGGGGGCCGTAGGGAACGTCAAGGATGCCCTGCGGCTCCTCGACAGCAAGTTCAAGGCCGATGCCTCGGGCAAAGGACGCCGCTACGAGGTCAAGTTCAACATCGATACGAAAAGCTGCGAGGGAAGGCTCGGCCGCATCCTCACGGCGCTGGAGACGATCGAGGCCAAGGCCAAAGGCATTCATCTCGTCGTAAACCCCGGGAAGGCATTCGACAGCCGTACGGTGAAGCGGAACGCCAAGCAGATCATCGAACAGTCGGAGGGCATCTTCCGCAGTCTTACGAAGACGACAGGCACGACGCAGACGAGCCTCACGCGCTCGCTGGGCAAGATCAACGCTTCGCTCACGCACCTGACACGGGAGCGTGAGCTCACCATCAGGACCGATGCCGCGAAAGCGCGTCTGGAGGAGATCCTCACCCTCTTGGGACAGGTCCGCACGGTCGCTGGGGCGACCATGCCGCTGAGGGTTCCGTCCAAAGGGCGTACGCCGCAGCCGGCACGGACGGCCTTCGTGCTTCCGCCGCATGTGCAGCAGCGGCTCGCTGCCGTACTGCCGAAGAGCGCCGTGACTCCGCCTGCGGAGAAAGAGGCCGCGGCTGCCGCAAAAAGGCTCCGCACCGAGCAGGAGAGGGCCGAGAAAGCCGCCGCCAAGGCCCTGCGGCAGCGCAACGTCGATGCCGTGCGTGGCATGGTGCGTGCCGATACGCTTGTCCGCAATACCCAGAACAGCCGCCAGCGTGCCGCGATCAACCGCCTGCAATATTCGCGTCCGCCGTCGTTGCGCGGAGCGTTGCCTTTCGCTTATATGCTCAACGGCTATATGCTCTACGATACGATGCGCTCGCAGCTCGTCGAAGCCGTGGAGTACGCCAACACGATGGAGTCGGCACGCAGTATCCTGCGCGTGGCCGACGGCGAGCTTTCGACTTTCGAGCAGCGCTTCGCAGCCATGGCCCGGGGTGTCCGTCAGGTGGGGATCGAAACGAAGTTCACGGCCGTAGAGGTGGGCAGCGCCGTGAAGTACCTCGCCATGGCCGGGCAGGGCATCGAGCAGATCAACTCCTCGATACGGCCTATCACGAACCTCGCGCTTATCGGCGACAATGCGTTGGATCAGGTTGCGGATCTGGTGACGAACATCATGGCCGGCTACGACATCGACTCGAAGAGTATGCCGGTCGTCGCCGATATCATCTCCTCGACGATCTCTCGCTCGAACGTCAATGTCATCGAGACGGCCGAGGCGTTCAAGATGGCTGCGGGCTACCTGCGGATGGCGGGCATCGACTTCACGGAGTCCTCGGCGGCCGTCGGCATGCTGGGCAATATGGGCGTCAAGGGCACGATGGCCGGCACGTCGCTGCGTGCCATGGCCACACGCCTTGCCTACCAGCCCAAGGAGGCGCGCGACATCCTCGAACGGCTGGGCGTGAAGTTCACGCACAAGGTCGACGTCTACGGCAAGACGCTGGAGAAGATCCGTCCGCTGGCCGACATCTTCGAGGAACTTAACGAGAAAGGCGCCACGCTGGGTGATATGCACAAGATCTTCGGCCGTATCGGCGGCAACGCGGCGATGATGTTCCTGCAAAACTACGAACAGCTCAGGGAACTCACGGCCCACAACCGTACCTCGCAGGGCATCTCGGCGCAACTGGCCAAGGTCAAGCAGGAAACGACCAAGGGCCTGTGGTACCAGTTTACCTCGACCTTCTCGGAGATGTTCATGCGCGGCTACGAGATCATGGAGCCGAAGATCCGGCGTACGCTGCGCAAGCTCACGGCCTCGATCGATACGGAGCGGTTCGCCAAGGGTCTCGCCTCAATCTCCTCGGCGCTGCTTGACCTGTTCGCGCTCTTCGGGAAGATCGCGGCGTGGGTGGCCAGCAACTACCGCTGGATAGAGCCGGTGCTCTTTACGGGCTTCGCCGCCACGCGTCTTTTCAGACTCGCTGGCGCCGTCACGAACCTCGCCGTGGCCTTCGGGCTGCTGGGCAAGCAGAAAGCCGCCGCAACGGGTGTGGAGCTCCTCTCGTCACTCACGGGACTGGGTGGAAGCGGACGACTGGGACGCATGACCTTCGCCGACAAGCGCAATCTGGTCGGTGCGCTGCGCCAGGCGGGTGTCTCGGGAGGCCGCGGGGCTCTGACCTCGGCCCTCGCAGGCGCCGGAGTACAGCGCTCGCTCACGGGATTGGGCCTGCGCCGCACCGCTTCGGGGATCTTTGCCTCGCAGGTGGCTACGGGGCGCGGAATCGTCGGGGCAGGCGCGGCCCTCGGCGCACTGGGTTCGGGAGCCGTCGCTGCAGCGGGCGCCGTGGGTGTGCTGGTCGGAGCGCTGGGTTGGGTGGCCTACAAGGCGTGGCAGGTCAAGGAGGCTACGGAGGCGGCTTTCGCAGAGCTGCAGGAGGAGCGCAAGTACAACTACCCCTCGGTGGACGCCCTCTACGATTCGCTGCGCAAGACCTACTCGGCGGCCGTGAGCGCCAAGGGCGCCGTGGACGACCTTACCGCAGGCAAGAGCCTGCAGGAGACCACGGGCCTGAAGATCGGGGCATGGACGGGCAACTGGTTCCGGGCCCTTTTTAACCACCTGCCTTCGGGCGGCAGCACATACGGGGGTTACACCTACACGCTGCCGGCCTATACGTTCGGGGACGCTTACCGGGACGACCTGACACGGGCCATCATCGCCCAAGCAGACAAGGACGGGGCCAAGCGCATCAAGAGCGTCTATGCCGAGTTGGGCAAGCTGACCACACAGACCGAGATTCAGGCTTATATCGACGCCATCCCCACGGTTCTCGGCTACGACTTCTCGAAGGTGGACCGGACGCTCTACAGCCATTACAGCGATACGGCACGGACGTTTCGGCGCGGACTGAAGGATATCACCGATCTGGAAGCCACGCAGACTTGGGAGTACCAGAACCGCATCAACGAGAAGCTGATTCCCGAGGCGCTCGTCGCGGCCCGCGAATACCGGTACCTGATGGAGAGCCAGGTAAATGCCCAGTCCGGTATCGCGGCCACGGGCTTCGCTTTTTCGGAGATGATCGACCGCGGCTTCCGCTTCAACGACAAGCGCGGTCTCTGGGAGCAGGCGCCCCTGCCTAAGAATGCCACCGAGGAGCAGAAGAAAGAGCATCTGAAGAACTTCCGCATCGTACACGACAAGCTGGTCACGGTGCTCGGGGCCATGCGCGACACGTACCAGAGCGGCGAGATCGCCGAAAACATCTTCAAGAGGGCGGGTATTCCGGCCTACATGTATTCCAACGAGCCGATGAGCGTGGATGAGACTCCGTGGAACGCCCCCGGTATTTCGGTGACGGGTCTCGGGGCCGACGACGGAGGCGCCGGGGGCAACTACTCCGGCACGGGCAAGTTATCTTCGGCCGCGCCCAAACAGGTTATCGTCAACATCACTAATCTTCTGAGCATCGAGACCGTCGAACTGCTCGAAAGCAAGGACGGCAGCCATCCCCGGATTCAAAATCTCAAAGAGCAGATGGCGCAGGCCCTCGTCGATGTGGTCCACGACTTCGACGCCTCATGGAACGGAGCATAACGGTATGGGAAGATTGCTGAACATAGGGATTTCGACCCTCCTCTCGGGCGGGCTCATCAACCATTATACGCTCGGCGGCTACATCTCGGATGCGGCCCGCCGTGCGCTGGGCATGGGGCTGGCGCACCTGCAGGACGGCACGGTGCACTATCTGGGCAAGGACGTGAACCTGCTGGGACGGGGCTTGATCCAGACGGCGCATCAGGCGGCCTACGGAGCGCTGCGTTCGTATCCCCGCTACCTGAAATACTGGGAGCAGCAGGTACGCAACAAATACCTCGAAACACAGTCGCAGACAAGCCTTGCCAACAAGACGGGCCAGTATTACCGGCTGATCGAGAACCAGCAGGCCGTGGCGCGGCAGAAGAACTATACCGACACGATCGTGGGCAACATCGTGACCGACTATCTCGAGTTGGGCGCCACGGTGGGCGACGGCGCGGCGGGAAAAGGCGCCGCACGCGTGGAGTTCGTGGATCTCGGACCCCATGTGCAGGTGTCGAGCAAGAACAATGTGGTGCTGACGACCGTGCAGGGACGCGACTATTCGCGCAAGGAGTACGTCTCGGGCGGCGATTACGAGATCGCGATCAGCGGCCGCATCACGAGCAAGTACCCGGACGTCTATCCCGAAGCCGAAGTGTCGAAATTCCTCAAGCTCATGCGGCACAGGGGGATTATCGACTGCAGCAACACGATCCTGCATCAGTTCCGCATCACGCAGCTTATCGTGCTGAGCTATACGCTCGGCATCTCCGATTGCCGCAATGTGCAGCCCTACCAGATGCAGTGCGTGGCCGTGGAGCCCTCGGAGGCCATCGAAGTCAAGACCGCCGAGCAGGAGCGTCTGGACGAAGCGATCAAGCATACGAACAAGTGGATCAAGTGGGTCAAAATGGGCACGGACGTCGTGGATCCGGCCTCCCTGCTTAAAATCAGCCGCCTATGGCTCTGAACGGTTTGGACATACTCTCATGCCGCATCACCATCGGCGACGCCGACCCGTCGAACCCCATCGTCATCCGCAACGGCATTGAGCTTACCGAGGTGCAGGAGATCCAGATCACCGAGTCCTACAAGAAGCTCATCGGCACGGCCAAGCTGACCTTCCCCAAGGGCACGGTCTATAAAAGCACGATCATCGGCTCTGTGACGGCCGAGGGCGTGGACGCCTCGCGCCTGACGACGGAGATCATGCAGGACGGCGTGCTCGTCGAGAAGCGTACCGGGCAGGCGGCCCTCGACGAGCGGACCTTCAAGGTCGGTCAGCGCATCAATATCAAGTTAGGATACAACGGGGCGCTCAAGAACATGTTCGACGGCTATATCACGGCCTACAACTCCGACAGCCGGTTCTGTCTCGAGTGCGAGAATTTGGCCTACAAGCTCAAACTCAAGACGGCGCCCAAGTTCGAGACGCCCGTGGAAGGTACGAAGGTAAACGACGTGCTGGGAGACAAGTACGGCCTGCTGAAAGACACGGGCTTTACGCTCCACAGCCAGACCCGCCGCTTCGACATCGAGATCGGCAAGATCAAGGTTACGGACAACTTCACCGTGGCCGACGTGCTGAACTCATGGAGCCGCTACCGCGTCTACTGCTTTTTGAAGTACGACAGCGCCTCGGAAGATGCGATGCCGACGATCGCCGTGGGACGCCCGTACTCCTCTTCGGCCAGCCAGCCGCAGTTCCCGAACGACGACCCGGCGCCGTTTCCGATCCGCTTCGACCATCATGTAGCGAGCAACGACCTGAAGGTGCTGCGTAACGACCCGCGCTTTCTGGCCGTGCAGGCCAAGGCGCTGGGTACGGACGAGAAATTCTTCGAGGTGACCGTACGCCTGAATCCCGACTACGACCCCTCGAACCCCCAGAGCAAGGAATTCCAGACGGTCAACGCCACGCAGATTTCGAAAAAGACGCACAAGCTCACGGGCAACACTACGGCCGCAGGGGCCGACACACGCACGAAGGTCGATCTTTCGAGCTATACGGTCGTGCCGTACACTTCGACCAATATGCGGATCACCTCCGATAAACTCGTCGAGGAGGCCATCGAATACTTCCGTGGATACAACCTGAACGGCATCACGGGCCACCTGACGATCTTCGGCGACCACGCCCTCGCACCCGCCTGTCAGGTAGAGCTTATCGACGAGCGCAATCCTTCGAAGAACGGAGTCTATTTAGTCGAAGAGGTCACGACGACATTCGGAACGGGCGGGTACCGCCAAAGGTTGACCTTACCATACAAAATACGGGGTCAGAAAGAGACCTACGGGAACGGAACGAAAGGAGTATAGAACCTTTATGAAACAAGTTGTTCAAGCCTGTTTCCAAGCTCCGATACGATTCGTCAACAACTTGTTGTCTAACTTCCCTGTTTCTTTATTGCCGAAGAAGACGCTGCAAGCGCTCTTGATACGACCGTTTGTACATCCGCTTGACTTTTTCGTCGAGGAAAGAGCGGTCGGTCAGCGCATAGACCTCCGGCTGCTCCTGCACGAACAGATCGAGAATCTCCGTCATCTTCTTCGGCAGCACGCCGATCCGCCCTCCGAATGTCTCGAAATCGGCTCGACAAGGATGCCCTGTGCGTGTATAGGTATCTGAATACTCCGCCTCGGGAATCAGGCCGCCTTGCAGTGCGAAATCCTCATCCCTGACATGAATCGAAGTGTTCAATAGATCGTAAGCCGGCGCGAGCAGATAGTCACTGCCGGGAGTCTGCTGCAACGAAAAGTTCTTCAGATGGGCATCTCCGTTGGCGAAGAGATAATTGAAAACGACGAGCGCGAAGAAGCGACTCATCTGTACTTGCCACGCCGAAACGTTCGCTTTCAGTAGTGCGGCGGCATCCTCATAGCTTCCCGTATATTTGAAATCCCGCCCGTGCGTTGCAGCGCTCTTGTGTGCCAGTGACGAGAAATCCTCCTGTTTGATCTTGTTGCTGTCTGAGTCATAGTCGAAACGCCGGGTAATATAGGCAATCTCTCCGTTTTTGAAGAAGACCAACCCGTTCTCTGCCGTCGGAATTTTGTACACCTGCCGGGCTATCTGCATCGTCAAATGCTCGTTGGCGGGTATCTGATCGCGGAAGCGCAGGTGCTTGTAGGCGGGTGCGGGCTTGATGATGTAGCGCCCCTGTCCCCCGGCGGGAGTGAGTACGACCTTTCCATCGATAACGACCGCCGACAGTTTCTCCTGCACGCCCGATACGGAGAGCTGGTTGATGCTTTCAGCCATATCCGCGCTGTCGGCGTCGTAATCGAAATCGAGCCACGGAGAAACCCGCTTTCCGTCGAACAGCCGTCGCGTACACGACGGACAATATCTATCGAATCCTTCGGCCAGATGGCCGGGACAAACCGTTAGTGCTTTCATATCTTCTTAACCGTTATGGCGCCGATGGTGTCGGTATGCGCCGTTGCCATGAGGAGTCCGAAGGCATCCTCCTCGTCGATTTTGAGCGTGCGACATTGGTACGCTTTGTTCGCTCCTTCGGCGAGCATGTTGTAGAAGAACGGGAACAAGGTATCCGATGCGAACTCTTTTCCGCTTTTCGGGAACGACAGAGAAATGGCCGTCTGCTTATCGTCGGCCAAAAACGCATCGTCGTAACGAAAACGATACGCTCCCTCGTCGGTCTCCGTCAGTACGCCGGCCAATACGCCGTCGCTGTATATTTCCGCCTGTCTCATTTAACCACTTCCTTTACTTTCAACTGCAACTCCAGTCCGAGCACCTCGGCGATCTTCAGGAGCGTCGCAACGGAAGGGTTTCCCTTTCCCGTTTCGACATCTTTGATGGTACGCAGGCCCAATCCCGTATAGTCTGCCAGATCCTGTTGGGTCAGTCCCAACAATGTGCGCCGTTCCTTAATGATCGAATAGTTCATAGTGCAAAATATTGCCTCTTTTCTGCAAATGTAATGCAAATTCATTTCAGTAGCAAATAAAAGTGCAATAAATTGCCTTTATATAAACATGTACATCCGGAATGTTTCTATCGATCCGGAGCAAAATCCTTTCCGGCTCTTTTCATAAGCGGATTCACCGCTCCGCTCCGATTCCTCCTATTTCTTACTAAAGACCTGTAAGGAATGGAAACGGAAAATAAAACCCTCAATAGCTCCGGCAGCCAGCACCTGATCCGCGAAGCGATCCGCCGCATCGCGCTGGGGCGGAGCATCGACCGCGTGGACATGTCGCCCGGGGGTACGGGCGGCGTAGGTACGGCACGCCTGATCCACGGTTACGTGGCCAAGATCCACGACGACCCCGAGGATGCGGAGTTCACCCGGTACGGCGGCACGATCGACGTGGGCGAATATCCCGACGAGACGGCCTCCACGGAGCCGATCATCCACAAGGGCGTACTGCTGGCCGGCACGCAGGACAACAGCGGCGGCTTTCTCATCGTCCCGACGCTGCTCTCGGACGTTACGATCGTCTCGGACGCCGCCACGCGCGCGATGTACGTCGTAAACTTATCGCATGCCGAGATCCTTCAGCTCAGCGCCCACACGACGGTCACGATAGGCGTCCGTGAGACCGAGCAGCTGGATACGTCGAGCGACTCGACGCCCGACTACGACGAACTGGAACCTACAGGCAACGAAGCCTCGACACACTATACGTCCGAGGGGATCGCCTCGACGGTCAAAAGCGATGCCGGCAAGGAAACGGCCCTCACGCAGGATGCCGAGACAATCGCCCTGAAAGCCGACCGGGGCGAGTTCAACCTTTCGGCTGACAAGGCCGAAACGAAGGTCGGCGAGCAGGCCGTGACCGTTACGGGAGAGAAGATCACCCTCGGGGCCGAGGATGCCACCGAACCCATGGTCCTCGGCCGGCAGCTCGCGCAGCTCATGATGGAATTTATTACCGAATGCACGAAAATTATGACCCCGACGCTGATGGGTACGATGCCGGCGGTGAATGCCCCTAACTTCGCGCCGCTGATCTCCAAGATACAGAATTTCCTCTCCCAAACCTCCTTTACGAAATGAGCGTCGAGAAAGACCCCGCCATCGGCTCCCTTACGCCGGGGAGCCTCTGCCACAGCATCTATACGGAACTTTACAACCGGTTCTTCAATGCGCAGGACCGCCGGGACGACGAGCATCCGTGGGGCGTGGAGGAAGGCGACGCCACGTCGATCCGCCTGCATAATACGGCCTACGGCTTTGCTGCGGCCATTGCGGGAGCCGTAGGCGGAGACGGCGGCAGCGAGGGCGGCGTCCTCATGGAGTACCTGCGAAAGAGCGGCGGGGATATGTCGGGTCTGCTAAGGGCTCATTACGGGTTCGAGGCGGGTGCGGAGAACCGTATCCTGATGGCGGCTTACGCCCGTGAGGATGGGGCCGGCGTGCGCTTCCCGGAAGATATCGACGTGCGGGGCGGTATCCTTCTTTCCGGAAGACGGGTGATCGCTTATGATCCGGAGGATGGACGTGTCACGGTCTCTGCTGCAGCGTTCGATCTGGGCGATACGGCTCTCACATCGCAGGCTTCGATCCTTGTGGGAGCGGAGGACAGCGGCGTGCGGATCGCTCCGGACGGTATCGCGGTCGGCGGACACGTGGTCTTTCATGGCGGCAACGCCAACCGCGACGATGCGGACTGGACGATGCGCGACGCAAGGGTCGCAGGCACGTTGTCCGTTGCTGGTGCCGTTGAATTATCAGGCACGCTCCGGGCGCTGCACGGCGCGGAGCTGGGTATCGGCGGAGGACGGATGCTTCTGCTGCGCGAGGATGAGCTCGCGGCCTCGTGCCACCTCTCCTTCGGCGAAGGGTACGGTATCCGCATGGGCGGAGCTACGGTACTGAATCGCGTATCGGAAAGAGAGGTACAGCTTTCGGGCGCCGGGGGCAACCTGCTCTTGGGCGGCGGGCAGACGGGCCGCATCCGCCTGCTCTCGGGGCTGATGGATACGGACGACAGCTACATGCTCCTCTCGCCGCACGGCGCAGCTTCGTTTCCCGCGTCGCTTACCGTGCGCCACGACTTCGGCGAGATGCTGCTTTCGAGCTACCGGACGGATTCCGCAAACGAGGGCATCGTGATCCATCGGCGGCTGCGCTTCGGCTCGGATGCGGGGCCGTACCTCTGCGAAAAGGACGGAGGCGTCGCGCTCCACGGATGCTTCGAACGCACGCAGCCAGACAGCGGTACGGTGGAGCGTACGGCGCTCGCCATGACCCTTCGCTACCTTTTCTCCGCAGCGGATACTGCGGAGGACGATGCTCCGAAGGGAGTCCTCTCGATCGGGACGGACGCTGCGGCCGTGCTGTTCGACGTGCCGGTCCGCTCTGTGGCATCTTTCGAAATCGCCGGTTCCGCCACCCGCCTTGCGGACGGCGTCCTATACTTATCCGACGGGCTCTTCCTCTCGGCCGCAAAGGACGGGATCATGCACTACGGCAACGCCTATATGACGGGCGATGTGACGAGCGAGCGCTTTACGCCGGGACTCGCCGGCGAGGGCTGGGCCGTACAGCGCAACCGCACGACGGGTAGCACCCGGGCGACATTCGATGAAGTGACCGTCCGCAAGCGGATGCGCGTCTACGAACTGGAGATACAACGTACGGAGGTAGTCCCCGGAGCGCTGTGGATCAGCCACAGCTTCCGCGGCGACACGGTCGAAAGAATACACTGAAAATGGCAAAGGTCGATTATCCGATATACAAGATCCGCACGGACCCGCACTCGAAAAAGGTGCAGGGCCTCAAGGCCGGGGACGTCGTGCGGCGTGAATACTGCGACGCCCCGCGCACGGTTTATTCGCTGATGGTGGTGCTCGATACCGGCACCGAGACCGTCGGGGAGGCCGAGGTTCCGTATTTCACAGGAGCCCTTGTCGAAGGGGACGAACCCCGTGCGGACGAGCTGCTCGACTTCGCGCGTATCACGAACCTCTTCGATCCGGAGCGCAGCGGGGCCCTCTATCTCACGGCCGCCGATGCCGAGGCTCCCTATATGGACGTGATCGACTCCCTTGCCCGCGACTTCGCCCTGCTGTGGCCCGAGACGGGCGGCGGCTATCCCGAATCTCCCGACGGCAGCCGTTACGCCCGGCAGGGTGCGGAGTACCTCGACGAGAGCTATGCGGACAGCGAAGAGGGCGTCTCTCGCATCTACCGCCTTACGCGCACCGCATACGAGGGTACGGACGCCTTCGGGCTGAAGATTACCTTGGAACAGACAGTGGAAAGTCCCCACCGGCTGCTTCTCTCGTTCAAAGTCCGTGCTTCGGCTCCGTTGCAGGATATTCCGGTGACGTTCGGCTATACGGGAGGTACGCAGCTGGACTACACCGATACGATTTCGGCAGGTACGGAGTGGACATACTCTCTGGCCGTCTTCACGGCCGACTATCCGTCCATATACCGGCGGGCGCTTTCGATAGACCTTACGGCCTCTCTTTCGGAGGGCCAGCGGTTCGAGATCGCGGAGCTCAACCTCGTACGGCTGGAGGACATCGCCTCCTTCGGCCGGGCGACCAAGGGGCGTGTGGGCAAGATCCGGGGCGTCGTCGATCCCGTCTTCGGACGGCTCGACGGCTACGGGGCCTACTTCCGCAACCTCTACGCTTCGGGCGACGTGCACATCGCCGGAACGCTCACGGCGGCCGACGAACGGGGCTTCGCCTCGACCTTCTACGTGGGGCGCATCCACCGCAACTGCGTGCTCAACAGCCTGCAGCCGCAATTTATCCCCAAGGCGACATGGATCGCTTCCGGCGCTCCGACAGGGATCGGCGGCTATTGCCGAGTCTCTTCCGGCACGGCGATTCTGGAAATCCAGAGCGAGGAGTGGTCGAAGGCGCACGACGGGCAGTGGTACTGCTTTGCGTTCTGGGCCCGGACGGGTTCGCCCCACAAGCTGACAGTGGGGCACGGACGCCGTCCGTCCGTCAGCGTCGCGCTTACTGTACAGTGGCAGCGCTTTTATTATACGTTCCGGGTACAGCGCATACAGGGCTCGAAAATGGCGATCACCTTCACCAAAGGAGTTATTTTCGATCTCGCGGCGCCCCAGCTGGAGCCGGGCACGCGACCCACGCCTTACCAGCCTACGGACGGAGTGCTGCGCGAGACGGACGAGTACGGCGCGTGGTTCGCGCGCGGCGGTATCGGCGGCACGATCCAGCATCCGCTGCTGCGGCTCGACGACGACGGCGCGATCCGTGCGGGCGACGACTCCTTTGTCATCAACCCCGACGGTACGGGGCACTTCGCTGCGGGCCGTTTCCGCTGGACGACAGATACGATCGCGCTTCAGGACTTCACGATCCGCTGGGAAGACCTGAGCGAGGAGGCGCGCGAGAACCTCAAAGGCGAGAAAGGAGAGCCCGGCAAGGACGGGGAGGCCATCCTTCCGGACTGGGTTGCTGATTGGGACAGCGGGAAGACCGTCATCGACGGGAGCAGCGTCATTACGCCGAAGATCTTCGCCGGAGTAAAAAACAGCGACGGCACGGTCACAGGCGTTGCGCTGGGTCGCTATGAGCTGCTTTCGCGCAATGAGTCCGGAGAGTTCCAGAGCGAGACGATCGACGGCCTATACGGTTTTCACGGCGGACAGAAAACATTCGCCATAGATACGACGGGAAGTGTCGCCATCGGCCGCGGGGAGGAGTCTATCCGCTACGATGCCGGAACGGGCAAGATCTCGTTCGGCAAAGCTGTCTCGATGCAGTGGGCCGGGGCGACCTATATCGACGCCAATGGGGTCTTTACGGGTACGCTCTCGGCCGATACGGTGCGGGCCGTCACGATCGATGCGGCCCAGATCACGGCCGGGGTCATCGCTGCGGAGCGCCTCGATGTGGATACGCTGAAGGCCCGGCTGCTGACGGCCGAGAACATCGAGGCCCTGACGCTCGACGTGGAGCGCGGCACGATCGGCGGCTGGACGATCGATTCGGAGGCGATCTTCCGCGGTACGAAATGCAATGCCGTAGGCGGCTATACGGCAGGCCCGGGCGCCGTGACGCTCTCCTCGAACGGCATCCGGGGTTATCAGTGGCGTCTGGAGGCGTCGGGCGCCGGAGCCGTGGCGGGCGGCCGGATCGCGTGGGATGCCGCAGGGAAAGTGACTTTCGCGGAGGAGGTATCCCTGAACTGGAGCGCTCCTGTCGGCGCGATCATGACGGCCCTCGGCGGCGAGTCGTACCCGCGGCTGACCTATATCTCTTCGACGGGCATCTATACCGGTACGCTGACGGCCTCGCAAGTCAATGCCGTGTCGATCGATGCAGGCAGTATCAAGACCGGAACGCTTTCGGCCGACCGTATCGCGGCCGGGAGCATTACGGCCGGGAAGCTCGATGCGTCAAGCATTCGGGCGGACATCATTAATACGTCCTATATCGAGGGCCTTGCGCTGAACTTCCAGAAAGGCAGAATCGGCGGCTGGACGATCGGGGCTTCGACGCTTGCGAGCAGCCATATCCTGCTCGACAGCGGCAACCGGCGCGTCGCGGTCTACGGTGCGGGCGGAAGTTCCACGGCAGGACACCGCGTGCAGATCTACTACAATTCGGACAACGACTTTGGCCTGTGGGCGTCGGATGCTTCCGGCGTCCGTGTCGCCGCGCTGGGCTCCATGAACGAAATCGCCGGATGGCATATCGAAGCCTCGCGCATCTGGAAAAACAACGTTTCGCTGGGAGCGGACGGCTCGATCGCAGGCGCTACGAAGTGGAAACTGGGCAATGACGGCTCGGGACGCCTCGCCTCGGGCAATATCGTATGGGACACGTACGGCAATGTGACGTTCGGGGCTTCCGTGTCGCTCCAGTGGACCAGTGCCGCGAACGCCGCACTGGCCTCGGCCAAGACGTATGCCGATACGAAAAAAAACGAGGCGGTAAGTGCCGCGGCGGCGGATGCCACCTCGAAGGCCGAGGCAGCCAAGGAGCTGGCCCGTGCCATGGCCTTCGGCAAGATGCTCTACCGTGTCCCCGAATTTTTCCTGAACGGAAGCATCCACTACAACGGCACGGGCAATTACTTGGGCAATGCGACCCGCAGCATCGAGCAGGTGGCAGGCTGCCCCAACTCCACGGGTTACGCCCTCAAATACACCGCCACGGGGTGGACCACGGCTACGGACAAGCGTGCCGGCGGCTTTCTGTTCGGCACGCCGAGTCGTGCGAACGCAGTCTTTATCGTGCGGCTTATCGCGCAGATTCCTATAGGCCGCGCCCTGCAGAACTACCACAACGCGTACGGTACGGGAGGTACGACCCGATGGCTTACATCGAATGCAGGAACGGGCAAATGGGAAGAGTACGTCTGCAAGGTCGTCTGCGGAGCTACGGGAAAGTTCAGCACGCTGAACCACTTCGCCCTGACGGGCGGCGCGGAGCCTACGGCCGCGGCGCCGCTGGTCTGGTATACGGCCTATGCTACGGTTTTCGACATCACGGCCTCGGAAAGATACACGACCACGCTCGACGCCAACGGCATCTATACCGGGACGCTGACGGCCGCGCAGGTCAATGCCGTTTCGATCGATGCGGGCAGCATCAAGACCGGTACCCTTTCGGCCGACCGTATCGCTGCAGGAAGCATCAAGGCCGACAAGCTCGATGCGGCGAGCATCCGGGCGGGTATCGTGAACGCATCCTATATCAACGGTCTGGAACTTACCTTTTCGCGGGGTAAGATCGGCGGCTGGACGATCGGTGCGGACAACATTACGGCGGGCAGCGTGGGCACGGCCGGGGCCATGCCGATCCAGATCCGATCGGCATCCGCAGGGTCGGGATATTGGTATACGGGAGCTTACAAACCCATGGGCATCATGATGACCTGGCACCAGTCGAATAATGCCGGACACTTTATCTTCGGGCAGATCGCCGCCTCGGGCAACAGCGTAAAAACGGGGTTCATGGGTATTCAGATGATGGCGTGGGACAATACGGAGTATTTCTGCCTCTCGGCCAACTATACCAAATCGGGAAGCAAGGAGGTCTACAACCGTATCGCAGGCTGGGCTTTCGATCATACGCGCATCTGGAAGAACAATGTCTCGTTAGGCGCCGACGGCTCCATCGTAAACGGTTCGAAGTGGAAGCTGAACAATGACGGCTCGGGCTCGATCGCCTCGGGCAATATTTCGTGGAATGCCGCCGGAGCCGTGACGTTCGGAGCGTCGGTGTCGCTCCTGTGGAAGAACGACATCCAAGCTGCCAAGAGCGCCAATTACGGCTACCGCTACTACAAGAGGATCGTCATCAACGGAGAATCCGCGAAATACTATCCGGTGGTTTTCAAGGGCGGGGACCAGACCGTGCAGCGCGACCTGATGATCCGGCGCTCGTTCAACGAGCAGGCGCCTTCGGACTGGAATAACGGGAGTACGACGCACATGGGCGGGCTGAACCTGCTTATCAAGACGAATTTCGGCGGCTGGGGCGGCACAGGCTACTCGTGGGACATCTACGACCTGCAGGAGGTCTACTGCCGCATGTTCGGCGGTGCGGCGCACTGCGGCAACTACTGTATGTTCGCCGTGTTCCTGCGCGGCGGGGGCACGACGGGGGCCGTGTACCATCTCTATTCGGATCAGCCCATCGAAAGCTCTTTCCTGAGTCCTTCGCCGATACCTCCGGCGCCGCAGATCGCCTACGCTTCGGATCGGATTTTCCAGCAGGGCAGCACGACAGCTAACGCCCCGGCGCCGCGTACGCTCACGGCCGCAGTCGAGGAGGAGATCCGCCGCCACCGCTTCATCATATTGGCGCAGGGCAACGACACCACGCTCAAAGGGCACCCGCTGACCTACATCTCCTCGACGGGCATCTATACGGGAACGATACGCGCCAACCAGATTCAGGTGGACTCGGCACTCGTGGTTGGCGGAAGCGCCTATGCGGGCAGTATCTCGGTGCGCGACGCAGGCAATTCCGTCAAGGTGACGCTCGACCGCACAGGCATCACGGCGGTCGGAGGTAAGATCGGCGGCTGGACGATTGACAGTTCCTCGGCTTCTACCATTGTGACATCCTCCGGGCACCGAGTCTGTCTTTCTGCTTTGGGGGCTCTCTACCATGACGACCCTTCTACGGGTAAGGATTACTGGAACCTAAAAAGCGACGGTTCGGCAACCTTTGGCGGCGGGGCTATTTCCTTTAATCACGATGGTTCGGGACATCTCGCAGCTCGCAATATCACATGGGATACCGCGGGCAGTGTCACAATGACAGGAACAATAACTGCCTCGGCCGGGAGTATCGCAGGCTTCACTATCAAAGGCAACAGGCTGGTCAATACAGCTGCAGATTCCTCCATCGAGTTCAGTTCGATGATCGGTTATGCCTCACTCTACATTAATAGCGGCTCGTCGCTGATCAGCATGCGCGCTGACTCTTCGCGTACAGGCATCAATATCGAGACCTACGCTTCGGGAGCCCGAGGCATCCGTATCATTGCCAATGCAGGTTCTGTCTATGCTATCGAGTCCTATGGTCCCATGCAGTTGGGGCAGCGCGGGGGTGAGAGGTGGAATGTCCCCGGGGTGCTTTATATTGGTTCAAAATACACTACGGGCTATAACACTACCTTCCGGAAAATCTGGGGCGAGGGAGTCGAGGTTTCCTCATTCTCCCATATCGGCAGTGGAAAATATAAAGTAATGCATAACCTTTATCATACGAATTATACAGTCATGGCCATGCAGTTGGGCGATAGCGGTTACCGAGGGTTTTACAGGCTTCTGGAGAAAGGCACAAACTACTTTGTGCTTCAAAATGTTGGAGTGGAAGGTAAGCCGGATGCTGCGGCTTTTGAGTTTATCATTTTTGGAAGAAATACATGGTAAGTATCACCTTTTTTCGATTGGGAGTCCTAACCTTTACCGCAATCTAAATACAATAAGTTATGAATGTAACGCATGAAACGGTGATCCGCGTCGCCGAAGAGAAAACCGACAACGCCTTTTATCTTGTGGAGTACTCGATTTCTGGGGATAAGATATTGCGTATCCAGGCCACGGTTATGGAGAAAAATTCCTCAGCCACGAATCCGAATGTGATAGGTACGATTTACCAGGAGCAGGATACCGTCTCATGCAGTTTTCCTGCGGAGCGCTCGCTGCCTGCGTATTTTGAAGACTTCGAGCAATTCCAGCAGCTTATAGTTGCGGGATTTGCAAAAAAATAACAACTTAACGATATATTCATGGAACTGATGCTTAAAGACCGGCTCTACCTGCCGGCGCTCCTGCCCGACAAGGGAACCTATAAGGAGTTCAACATCAAGCAAGGCATCCTGCAGAAGGTCGCCATCACGGACACCGAGCGCGAGGAGCTCGGCCTGCACCGCGTCGAGGAGACGGGGCGTATCGAGTGGAATACGGAGAAAGAGACCCCGCTGGCGGTAGAGTTTTCGCGCGAGGAGCTGGAACTGCTCAAGAGCTCCTGCGAACGGCTTTCAGAGCAGACTCTTCCGGACGATATGTGGGGGACGGTCGAGCGGATTTTCGATGCGTGTCAGGAATTGTAATACTTACGCTGCAACGGGTAAAGAGAAAGGCAGGGTCTTGCGGATTCCTGCCTTTTCCTTTTTGCGGTTATACGTTTTCTTGGAGCGGTGCGTCTTCGGCCGCAGCCCGACGGTCTTGCCGTGGTGCGCGATCTCCTCCTCGCGGCTCGCCTTGCGGTGGGCCTTGAGGTAGTCCTGCTGTGTAATTTTCCGGTTTTTCATCGCTATATAGCTCTATTCGCCTGCAAAGATACCGGATTTTCCCGATTACGGCACGTCCGAAGGGTAAACCCTCGCCCATGGGGCGGCCTATCCTTTAGCGACGAGAATCTCTACGACGACGGATATGGCACGGCAGGACATACTCATCGATACCGACTACGGCGAGCTGCAGACGGTGGATAACCCAGTAGGCCGAACCGTCTACGACTTCATGCTGCTGGGCCGTATGGAAGGGTTGGATAACGAGCGTTATGCGTACGGACAGATTGCTGTGCCGGAACGCTTCGGAGAGCGTTTCGCGCAGGTCGAAAGCCTCCATGTGCGGATACCCTATACGGCCGTATACTGGGAGCTGAAAGTGCGCTTCCGGGTCACGACCTCCGTAGGCGGCGAGCACTGCCTGATAAATCCTGCCGACAATACGGTCTGGTTCACGGTGCGCGACCGTAGCGGTGGCCCGATCCGTCTCTCGGAGTTCGGAACGGCGAATATGGAGGGCCTGTTCCGTCTGGTGCGCCGTGGTGGGGAGCTGTACCTTTACGGCGGCACGGATACCGACCTTCCCATCGGCGCGGCCCTGCGCCAGAACGAGGTCTTCCTGCTGAAAGCCGCCGCAGGGACGCTCTACCAGCACCCGACAACGGGTGTGGGCCTCGTCGATTTCCTGCACGGGAATTTCGAGAACACGGGCCTTGCTGCGCGGCTGCAGTCCGAGTTCGAGAACGACCGCATGACGATCAACGACGCATTCATGAACTCCGAAACGGGCGAACTGCTGCTCGACGTAACCGAAAAAGATGGGTAAATACACAGTCATAACGGGACAGAACCTCTACGACGTGGCGCTCGACATCTACGGATCGATCGAGGGGATCACGGATCTGCTGATCTGCAACCCGCAGCTCTCGATGGCTGCGCGTTTACGTTCCGGCGATGTATTGGATTATTCGGACGACTACCTGATCGACGCCGAGACCGTGGCCTACCTGCACCGCGAGGGCATCACGCCCGCAGGCGGGGAGCGGCATGTCTATTTTAAGGAGACCGCGCTCGCGCGCCGCGCGGAGTTCTGCCTGCCGGCTGCGGCTGTCTCGGCCTCCCTGTCCCTTGCGGGCAGCGGGACGATAGAGATCGACTGGGGCGACAACTCCGCCCTGCAGGCCGTCATGCTCACGGATCGGCCCTCGGCGCTGGTACACCCGTTCGACAATGTGATCTCCGGAAGACGCACGGTACGCCTGTACGGTGACTTCGCGTTGCAGGCGGCCGATCTTACGGGCCTCGCACCCGATACCATACGGCTCTTCTCTCCGCTGTACATCGAGGAACTGACCTTTCGGAATTGCCATGCGCCGCTGGAGTTCCTGCCCCTTATGGAAGGATTGTACGCTTTGGACCTGCGGGGCGCCAAGGTTGCCGACCTGCGTCCGCTCTTGGAATGCCGCTCCCTGATGCGCCTCGACATGACGGATATGGACGTCCCGCGACAGGCACTCAACGGGTGGCTGATCGCCCTTGTGGAGGAGCACTACGGACGCCGCGCCTGCGAGGTGCTGCTGCCGGAGAGGCCGTCGGGCGAGTACCGCGAGCCGGTGCGGGACGGGGATCTGAACTATGTGCTTACCTGCGGCATGGAGGCCGTGTGGCTGCTGACACATGAAGAGGCATGGAACGAAGGGGGGCCGTGGCGCTTTTTCGTGGACGGGGTGCTGTACGAGTACGAACCCGTCGCGCCGCTGCCGGAACCGGAGCCGGAACCTGACCCCGATCCGACGCCGCCATGGCATTCCGGCGGTATGGATAATTGAATCTTGAAACAAACGAACGATGAGCCGAACCCTCAAAGAGATCTATCAGGAAGCGATCGCCGAGCGTAACCGGCGTCTGGAGCTTACGGAGTTTTCGAACGACTCGAAGATGTCGGTGCTCAATGGCGTGGCGTGGATGACGGCGGCGCTGATCTACACCTTCGAGTCGATCCTCGACGTCTTCGCCGTGGACGTTTCCGAAACGCTCTCGAGCCGCATCAACGGCACGCCGCGCTACTACGCCGATGCGCTGCTCAACTACCAGAAGGGCGACCGCCTCGTAGTGCGCGAGGACGGGCTGGCCTTCGGCTATGCCAGCATCGATCCCAGCAAACGCATCATCACGCAGGTCTCCTATGTCGAGAGTACGGACGATAAGAACGTGGACAGCAAGCTGATCCTCAAGGTGGCCACAGGAGAGCGGGGCGCACTTCGCGAGATCGATGCCGAGGAGCTGGCGCTTATTGCGGCTTATATCAATCAGCTCAAGTTCGCCGGCACGCGCATCGAGGTGATCAGCCGCAAGGGGGATGTGCTGATCCCCCGCGTCACGGTCTACTGGGACGGCGCCGTTCCCGAATCGGAGGTGTACGACGCCATCGAAGAGCGGCTGAACCGTTATGTGATGGAGATCGACTTCGACGCCGGGGTCTACGTCAGCCGCGTATGGGAGGCGATCCGCTCGGTGGAGCACGTTACGGACGTGTGGATCGACTCTGCGGCCACGCCTGCGCAGGGCATATTTCTCGCCTCGTACGATGGCGACGGAAACTTACAGCCCGCCCGACGTATCGAACGCGTGGCCTATACTTCTTCGGGCTATGTGCGGCAGTCCTCGGGCGAGGGCGCCGAAGCCGACCTTCCGACCTTCCGCGAGGCCCTGAAACTCGTAATCGACCGATGATGCGCTACCGACTGCCCATAGACCGTCTCGTGAACTGCCTTGTCCCGCATTACCTGTCGGGGCGGCGCTTCATCCTCTGGATGCAGAGCCTCGTATGGCCTTTGCAGACCTTGAACGACCGCTTCTGCGACTGGGCCCGCGAGCGGCGCATCGAGGCGGCCATGACCAGTCAGGTGCTCTACTTCGAGTGGTACCTGAACCGCCGCTTCGGGCGGTGGCTGTGCGATCCCTCGCAGCGCATCTCGATCTCCGAGGGGGCTTCGGCCGGCGTGGATCTCTACCATGAGAACGCGCAGTACGGACGACCCTTTACGGTATGGTTCGAGGGCGAGGCTCCGGCGGGTACGGACGAGGAGCAGCCCCGGCGGATGTTTCTGCAGGCCGAGGAGCGGGCGCAGCAGCAGGCCAGCTTCACGGTCTGCGTGCCGGAGGTTACGATTCCCGACGAGCAGTTCGTACACATGATCGCGCACGAGGTGGAACGCTACCGGCTGGCCGGACGTACCTACCTCGTCCGCATCGAAAGCAAAGCGACAAACCAAGAAAGACAATAGCAGTGAAAGAGTATATAGCCAAAACGGGCGGGCGCTACACCTACAACGACGACCTGCTGAACCTTCAGGATCTTGCCCGAAGCATGACGGCGATCTTCGAGGGGTGTTCCAACTTCATTATCTCGGGCTGCGAGGTCAGCGGCGGCCGCATCACGCCCGGCTACGTGTGGATCGGCGGCCGCGTACGCTCCTTCGAGGGCGCTGCCGAGGTATCTTTCCCGTATTACATCTACGAGAAAAACCACTACGAGACGATCGCCTACGCCGGGGATGTGGACAAGCAGGGCCGCTGCTGCTACCTCACTTCGGGCGGGGCGGCAGTGCCGCAGAGCGAGGACGAAGTGACGGGTGCGCTGCCCGGCTATATCGAAGTGCGCGAGGATTACGCCCCGCGCTTTATCGACAAGTTTATCGGCCGCTATGCCGTGCTGCTCGATAGCCCCTTTGCCCGGCAGACCGTACGCAGGGACCTGACGCTCACAGGCGCCGTGAGCATCGGGGGACTGCTCGAATGCAAGACGGGATTTTCGGTGGTAAATGCAGAGGGCGGCTATACGCTGCGGGGACTTGTCGAAGAGTCGGGCGATGCCGCCGTAGGACTTTACCACGGGGGATTGCTCGTGAGTCGCATCGAGATCTCGACGGACGGCTCGTTCACCCTCTACCGTCAGGATACGCCCCTTGTGACGATCGGCGCGGACGGCGTGCGGACCCGGCACTTCACCTCCGACAGCACCCGCGTCGGGGCCCTGCATATTGAAAAGAACGATATCTTCAATGCAGCGGACGATACGGACGAGGGGGCCGTTGCCGTAAACCGCACGGGTTACTTAGGGGGCTCGGACTGCTTCCGCGACTTTACGGTCTACGACGGGCGCGGCAAAGCCCTGCTGCATGTGGAGGGGCGCAGCGGCCGCGTAGCCGTCGAGGGGGCTTTCGAGGTCGAGGGCACGGCGGGCGTCACGCTGCGTAACACGGCTTACGGCAAGGACGAAGCGGCGCTCACGGGCCTCGTGCAATGGCAGGATAAGAATGCCGAGAGGATCGCATGGCTCGGCTATGCCGATTCCGAGAGCCTCGACTGGACGCTCCATAACGATTTGGGCGGCGTGGTTATCTCCGCGCGCAGCTACGTGGACATCGCCTGCGAACTGCGCCTTGCGGGAAAGCCCGTCGGCGAGATCTACACCACGCTCACGGCCTTTGCCGAAGGGCTGGCCGGGAAAGTGGACAAAGAGGCGGGCAAGGGACTCAGCACGGAAGATTTCACTACGGCATACCGCAAGAAACTGGATGCCATCACGCAGGGCAGTCTCCTGTCGGGCTCGGCGGGGTTCGTGACGGCGGAGGACGTCTCCCGTGCATTGGGCGGCAAGCTCAACTGTACGGACAATCTGGTGGATCTCGCGGATAAGGCCGAGGCCCGCAGCGTATTGGAGGTCTATTCCCGGACGGAGTCGGACAGCCGCTTTCTGAACACGTCGAAGTACTTCGCGGATATGATGGAGCTTACGGCCTCGGAGATCGAGGGCAAGAGTCCCGAAGAGATCATCGCCCTGCAGGAGGAGCGGCGTGCTGCGGCGCGCGAGAATATCGCCGCCGAGAAGAAAGGCACGGGCGAAGAGAAGCTCGCCAAAGCCTCGAACCTCGCGGATCTTACGGACAAAGCCCGCGCCCGGCAGAATATCGAAGTCTATTCCGTCGACGAGGTGGACAAACTGCTCTCCGGAAAGCTCGGTACGGACGGAGCCTATACCGGGGCGCTCTTTACCGAGGAGCACCGAACGAAGCTCGAAGCGATCAAAACGGGTACGTTCGCGGGGAAAAACGCCGAGGGCGTCGACCAGACGCAGACCGAAGGGTACGTGATGACCTCGGCCGTAGTGCGCGAGCTTACGAAATACGCCCCGAAACTTATGGGCGGTTACAGCACCCAAGATCGAACGAGCATAGCAGCCAATCTGGGCCTCTATACCAAGACGGAGGCCGACGGAAGATTCGCGGCCCTCGCACAAAGCTTCAGCGACTACATCTCGTACCTCGTACGTCAGGGCAAGAGTACCTCCGAGGCGCGTAAGGCGCTGCGCGAGGCGCTCGCCGCAGCGGGTATGGATGACCTTTCGGCCTATGTCCGTTGCGACCGGAACCTCTCGGACCTCGCGCTCAAGGACGACAACGCCCGGCGTCTGGCCTGCCAGCATATCGGGGCCGCCTTCGCCGAGGAGTACGAGAAGAAGATCACGGATACGGGATGGCTTGCCTGCGGAGGCGAGAACGCCGGGACGCTCTGGGCTCGGCAGATCGGCAGCATCGTCTGCGTGCAGGGCACGATCAACACGGCCCGCCGGGAGTCGAACACATGGGGCTCGATCGCCACGATCCCCAACGCCATCGGCGCCCCGCGCTTCGGGTGCCGCCAGACGATGGCCGACTTCAATGACGACCACAAGTACAACCGCGGCTGCTCGTTCATCATCCGCGCCGGCTCGCGCACGATCCTCATGCACGAGCGCGGCACGTACAACGTAACCACGGAACTGAGTTTTTCCTATATGACCTGACAAACATGAAAAAGAGAGTGAACATCATGCGCGATGTGGAGAGCCGCCGACATATCGCCCGGCGCAGCGGCGCCGCACCCCGTGCGGCAAGACCCGTAGAAAAACCGAACAAAGATGAGCAAACAGAAACACCGCCGGAGCGGCTACCGCAGCCGGAAAGTGAAGCGGCTGCGCCTGCCCGGAGTAAAAGACCGCGGGGGACGGCCGGAGGGAAGCCTTAAACGCTTCCCCTTCGTCGAGACGCGTCTGGGTTTCATGCTTCGCTACGAGACCCCTGTGGTCTACGATCTGGTCATGCGGCTCTCGCCGCCCTCGCGGCGGCAGTGTCCCTATCCGGAGCTGGTGGAGGCCGTCTGCGCTGCCTCCACGGATCCGGCCTTCCGCAAGCCCAAGTTCCGCCGCTACATGGACGAGTACGCCCGCGACGGGGTCTACTGCCGTCGCGGCAAGAAGCTCACCCCTGAAAGGGCGCGCTACTACGAGCGGCTGCGGCAGCGGCGGCTGGAGGAGTATATCCTCTCCCACTGGGACGAGATCGAGCTGCGGCAGCGGGGCTTCGAGGCGGAAGAACCCTGAGCGGACAAAAAGCGTCCTTAAAAACCGCAGGCCATATCCGCCTATATCAGTAAGTTAAAATAATTCATGGAAAACTAATTGGCGGATATTTGGATTTGAGATACGGTCCGCATACCTTTGTTCTTGCGGCCCTATCTTCGCCGCAGTCAATTTGATGCTCTGCCCGTTCGGGCATAAGAGTGATAGTTCGAGCCGGGAGCCTTCGCGCACCGGTTTTTTCTCGCCATATCCCATAAATCTGACGGTTCCCGGCGTATCCGAACCCGGAGCAAGAATCTTTAGGTCGTTCGGCAGTATCAACTATCATCAAGCATCGTTATGCAGGACAATTTTCAAGAAAAGGGCGTAGGGGAAGGCTCCGTGGAGGAGCTGTTTCTGGGCCTTCAGGAATCGTACGCCGAGGCGCAGGCCCGCGCCATCGAGGAGAACCGTTCGTTCGCACGCACGGAGTTCTTCCGCTTCGACAAGTTAGGAACCTACCGCATCCGTATCCTCCCCATCGCGCCGGGGGCGCAGGAGGACGCCGCCTGCCGCCGCGGTTACGAGTACCCCGTGCGGCAGCTGCTGATGGAGCTCGCCCGCCCGGGCGACAAGCCCCAGAGCATGTATGTCACCGTACCCCGCGCCACGGACGCCGGCTACTCGCTGGATCTCATCGACACCTACCGTCTGCTGGCCGTCGAGGCGGCCAAGGAAGCCGGGGACGAAAAGCTTGCCGAGAAGATCGGCGGCGGATCGTTCGGCGGCGGCCTTAAATTCACCTACGGCCACGCCATGTACGTGATCGACCTTCGCGAGCGCGCCAAGGGCATCCAGCTTCTGACGCTCTCGCACTCCCAGTTCAAGGAGCTGGACGAGCGCAAGTTCAAGCTCTGGGAGAAGAAGATCGCCAAGAACCCCCAGCATCCGTGCCCCATTTCCTCGGTCTACAACGCCTATCCCGTGGAGGTCGAGAAGCGCAAGAACGGCGGCAAGACCGAGTATTACATCTCCATCGACAACGAGTCCGATCCCGAGGCGCTGACGCGCGAGGAGATGACCCTTTTAGTCAATACGCCCCGCATTCCGGAGGTGGTGTGCCGTTATACGCGCTACCACTTCGAGGCGACCTTGGAGTTTCTCTCGCAGTGCGACGCGCGCTACGGCCTGCAGGTCATGCGGAGCGGGGAGATGACATCGGCCATCGAGACCTTCCGTGCCGAAATTCCCACGCAGGACACCTCGTCGTTCAGCTTCGACAAGCGCTCGAAAGAGGCGCGCGAGAATGCCGACAACAATGCCCTTACCATCGAGTCGCTGTGCAGCCGCTTCGAGGAACTCAAGGCGCAGGGCTTGGGCGACAGGACCGAAGAGGGTCAGGAGCTGCGGGCCGCGATCCGCTCGTTCATCGAGCAGGAGAAGCTACCGGTGCGCGTCACGCGCTCTACAACCAACGACGAGCTGCTCGACATGATCGAGGACGCGCTGGGAGACCGCTCCATCGGGGATGCCGAACCGCCTGTGGACGAAGAGGAGCCCAGCACGGCTGCCGGGGAGCAGGACGAGAACGAGCAACCCATGCGCCGCAGGCGTTAGCGGTCATCATCTATGTTTTATCGGGAGCGTCCCCGCGCTCCCTTTTTTATCTGCCTATCTATCATGAATCAAGATAAGACACCGTGCCTGCTTCTGATGAACGACATGCACGTATCCCGGGAGGATGTCGCGGCCTTCGAGCGCAACTGGACCGAAGCGCTGGAGCTGTGCGCAGAGCGCGGCATCCGGCAGATCGCCCTCGGCGGCGACCTGTTCCAGAGCCGCACGGCACAGACGCTCGATGTGCTGCTCGCGGTGCACGACGCCCTGCTGGCGGCGCACCGCGCCGGAGTCCGCGTCACGCTGGCCGAGGGCAACCACGATCTGATCGATCAGGAGGCCCTGCGCGGCTACTGTCATATTTTCGACTGTCATCCATCGGTTGCGGTCGTGGACGACTTTCGGACGCTCGACGACCCTGCGTGGGCCTTCGCGCTGCACATGATGAGCTACTTCCCCGAAGACGGCAGCTTTACCGCACGCCTGCAGGCCCTCGTAGCCGGAGGGCTCGCGACGGACAAGCTCAACTACCTCTACATCCATGAGGGCATAAACGGCGCCCTTGCGACCCCCGCGCCGCAGGAATTGCCGGCGCATATCTTCGAGCCTTTCGACCGCGTCTTTGCCGGGCACTACCACAACCGGACGAAGGTCGCCGGAACACGTATCGAGTATATCGGCTCCTCGCGGCAGTTCAACTTCGGCGAGAACGAAGAGAAGGGCTATACGATCCTCTGTGCGGACGGCTCTGCGGAGTTCGTCCGCAACCGCGTCAACCAACGCTACCGTACCCTTGACGTCACGGCCGCCGAGGTGGACATCCCGCTGTTCGACCGCATCGACGAGCTGCGCGACGAGGGGCGCTGCCGCATCCGGGTGCGCGTCGCGGCTTCGGCGACCGATACGGTGGACAAACGGCGTCTGCTCGAAGCCGGAGCCGGAAAAGTCGAGGTCCTTGTACAAGATGCCCCGCAGGTGCAGGCTCCCGAAGAGGACGTGCTGGAAAAATACGACAGCGCGCGCCTGCGCCATGCCTACGGGGAGTTCTGCGCCGCGCGCAGCATCGACCAAAGCCTCGGAATGTCTTACCTGAAAAAAATCGACTCGCCATGTGGTATTTAGAACATGTCTCCGCCCGGAATATCTGCTCCTTCCGCGAACTGGAATATTCGCCCGCACGGGGCACTACGACCCTTGTCTTCGGCCGCAACGCCGACAACGACAACCAGCGGAGCAACGGCTCCGGAAAATCGACCCTCGTCGAGGCCATCGCCTTCGGCATCACGGGAGCGCCCCTGCGGCGCGTACGCTCCGAGGAGATCATAAACGACAGTGCGGACTCGTGCCGCGTCGCGCTGCGCTTTGGTAATACGGCCACGGGCGAAGGGCTCCTCGTCGAGCGCGAGATCTTCCGCAAAGGTACTTCATCCGTGCGCTGCCTTGCCGGAATGGCCGGGATGCTGGAGGAGGTCGCGCTCGAGAGCGTGGACGCCGCCAACCGCTATATCCTCGAACGGCTGGGCGTCTCGCGCGACGAGCTTTTCTCGGCCTTTATCCTCTCGCGCCACCGCTACGAGGATTTCCTGTCGAGCTCCGATCGGGAGAAGAAGGAGATCATCAACCGCTTCAGCGGCGGCAGCGTCGTGGACCGGGCCATCGAACAGGTCGAGGCGGACCTCGCGCCGCTGGGCGAAGCGCTGCATGAGGCCGATCTCGAATTGGCTTCTCTCGACGGACGTATCGGGATGCTCTCCGAGCAGATCCGCACTGAAGAGGAAAACCGCACCATGAAAGAGCGTTCGAGGCAGGAGAAGATCGAAGGCATCCGCGCGGGCATAGCGGCCAAGCGCGAAGCGATCCGCGAAGAGAAGGCCCTTATTGCCGCAAAGCGGGAGTTTTGCGACCGGCTCTCCGATATCGACGAGCGGATGCAGCAGGTCGAGGACTCCGAGGAGCCGCTCGCAGGATGCACGGCCCGCGTGAGGGAGCTGCTGGCGCCCGTTCCCGATGTAAAACTTACCGACTGGGGCGAGGTGGCTCGGATCAAGGGCCGCCAGATCGACGAGGCCCGTGCCGAGATCGACAAGTGGACCAAGATCATCGCCGCGACCGGCGACAAGCTCGCCCGCGCCGCCTCCGACTTCGAGGCCCTGAAAGGCGAGCATGCGCAGTTCGAGACCGCGGCGGTGCAGCAGGATACTGCGCTCGCGGCGGAGATGCGGGAGCTGGAAGAACGACTCCGTGGGGCTACGGCCCGTATCGGGGAGCTGCAGCGGCGCAAGAGGACGCTCTCGGCGGGGATCGAGACGCTGCTGGCCCGGCTGGCCGGGACGGTGGAGTGTCCCGCCTGCGCGCACCGCTTCCTCGTCTCGGACCGTACGTTCGACGTCGCAGCGGCTCAGGCGGAGCTGGCGCGGAAGGAATCGGAAATGACGGGCGTTGGGGAGTGTCTTTTGGACGACGGGCTCGAAGCCGAGAAGGTCGAGCAGATGATCTCGGCCGTACGGGGCGAAGTGCGCACGCTGGCGGCGGAGCGCCACGACTGGCAGGAGCGCATGGCCAAGGGCAAACGCGCGGTCGAGGCCGCCGAATACGAGATGGAAGAAGCCCGTTTCAACATCGGCCGCGTCAGGGATTACGTCGCGGCCCGCACCCGCGAGGTGGAGGATATGCGCCGCAGTCTCTTCGACGAAGCCTACGACGCCCTCGATGCGGCACGCAAAGGCGCGGAGCGGGAATCCGCCCTTGCCCGCGAGCGTATCGCCGCCGCCGAAAGCTCCATCGACATGCTGGAACAGACCGCGACCGAGCTGGAGAAGGCCACGGCCGGGGAGCTTATCGCATCGCTCCGGGCATCGCTCAAGGAATACCGCCGCAAATCCTCGCAGGTCGCGGAGCGCCGCCGGGAGCTTTCGGAACGCATTGCCGCCTTACAGTCCCAGCAGCAGACCTTCATACAGTTCAAGACCTATCTGGCCAATACGAAGATTGACGCGCTGGCCGGGATGCTCAACCGCGTGCTCGAAGATCTGGGATCGGATCTGCGCGTTAACCTTTCCGGTTATACCCAGCTCAAAAGCGGCGCCGTACGGGAGAAGATCTCCGTTTCGATCCTGCGCGACGGCATGGACGCCGGCACTTTCGCCAAATTTTCCGAAGGTGAGCGGGCGCGCGTGAACCTCGCCTCGGTCGTGGCCATGCAGCGCCTCGTGAACGGCAACTGCGACTTCGGCAAAGGCTTGGATCTGCTCTGCATTGACGAGGTGATCGACGCCATGGACTCGGACGGCCTCTCGAGCGTCTTCGCTGCGCTGAACCGTCTCGAGGCGACCGCACTGGTCGTATCGCACGGCTTGGTACACGAAAGCTACCCGCACCGCATAACCGTTGTCAAGGAGAATGGAGAGTCCCGGATCGAGCGGCGGTAGGCTCACGCGCTCCGAGATTTTGGCTCTGGACGTGGCCACCACGACGGGCTACTACTCGCTGCACGGCTCCGGAGCGTGGCGATTTCATGCTACGCGCCACCGCCGCACCTACCTCGCGTTCTACCGTACGCTGCGGGAGTTCGTCCTCCGGCATGGCATACGGCGCATCGTAGCCGAAGACGTGAGCTTCAACGCCCACAACCGCGACCTTCGGAAACTCTCCGAACTGCGGGGCATCGTGCTTTTGCTCTCCGAAGAGCTGGAGCTGCTGCCCGTGGAGTTCGTGAACGCGGCCTCGCTCAAGAAGTTCGCCACGGGGGACGGCCGGGCCGACAAGGGGCGCATGATCGCCGCCTGCATCGACGACTACCGTTTTCATCCGTCTTCGCACGACGAGGCCGACGCCTTTCTGCTCTTTCATTACTACGTCCGCAAATACCGCATCCGCTAGCGGACACATATCGCTCACTTTGATCGCGGGGCGGACTTCGAGCCGCCCCGTCCGATTCCCAATTTGACGCTATCCATAAGCTGACAGTTCCAACAGGTAATTTCTAACAGCAAGTCAGTGAAAGTGAGTGAAAACAGACCGAATACAGCCGTACTGCCACGACAGCGAGGAATCCATTGCTGAGCGTACGGCCCTTTTCAACGAATTGATACTTCCCAACCTGAATCTGGTTTACAGCCTTTCGATCCGCTTCTCGTCGCACCGGCAGGATATCGACGAGAACTACAACGAGTGTCTGGCGAACCTCTTCAGGTATGTCCATACTTACGACCGGCGAAAGTCGCTGGCCAACTGGATATTTATCTGCTGCAAGCGCCTGATCTTCGATCTGGACCGCCGCCGCGAGGCTTTCAAGACCACGGACGACCTCGATCCGGAACATATCGTAAGCCACTACGCCGAGGACATGGAGCACGTCAGCGGCAACTGCATGGGGATGAGAAACTACCGGGAGTTCTACAACGACGACATCCTGCGGGCGCTCAGGAGCTTGAACCCCATATACCGCGAGGCGTTGCTCCTGCAGCAGGCGGGTTATAAGCTCGAAGAGATCATGGAGATCGCCCTGCGACGGGGAACGCTCTCGACGCGCAACATCGAGACGGTCAAGAGCCGCCTCTTTTTAGCCAAGCAGAAGATGAGACAACTGATCGACCGCGATGGGAACAGCCGCAAGAAAAAATAGATGGGTCGAACGGCTTTTCACGCTCCTCGTGCGCCGCACCCTCGACGAGGCGTTCCGCTTTCCCGGAGGGGGCCTTGCACGCCGAGCCGTGGACGACTGCATGGAGGCCCTTGCCGGCGGCGCCGACGCCCCGGCCCGGGAACGCGTCGTGGACTTTTGCGTCTGTTCGGCCTATGCCCTGACCTTCTACGATCGAAAGGTGCTGCGCGGCTGGACGCCAGCTCATTCGTTCGGGCCGAAAGCCTTGGAGCGCTTCGCACGCAGCACCAAGGCGCATCGTTATTGGGAAGACCGGTGGCTGAAGGAGCACGGACTCTCGCGAGGAGCGCTGCTGCAGGAGGTGCGCGACCGCTCGGAGCATCCGCTCGCGAAGTTCATCTATCCCGAATACGAGGATGCAACCAAACTACGTCGTATCGGCACCGAAGCCGGATTGTATGTCTGTTGCCAATCGACCCTGATGTGGACACCGCTTTCTCCCGTATGCAGTGAGTGTGCAATGGCTGAAAGGTGTCGCAAGATGACGCACGAACGCTATCCGGAACTCTACCGCCTGCGGGCGGAGCGGCAGGGAAAGGAGGAGAGTCGATGAGTACGACACGCAATGCCCTTACGGCCGAGTATCTCTACGAGCTTTACTCGACGGCCATACGTCACGACGTCGTATGCGGCGTGCTGGTGACCTACATGCGGCGGGAGTACCTGCCGGACCGTACGTTCCAGCATATCCACGAGTGCTTCGTGAGCCATTACCGCACATACCGGCGGCCCCCGACCTATGCCGTGCTCGCGCAGACCTTCGCCTCGGACTTCGATGCGATAGAACTCATCAACACCTTCCGCGAATACGACGGCGAGAACAATCCCGAGGTGGTCGTCGATATGCTCGAGACCTACATCAAGGGCGTGGAGCTTCAGTCCGTCTATACGGAGGTCGGCAAGCTCTATAACCAGCGGCGGCAGGACGAGGCCGAGCGCAAGCTGCGCGAGTATGCCCAGTGGCTGGCAGGCTTCACGCTCAAGAGCACGGCCTTTATCGACGTGGTGAAGACCTTCGCGGCACGCTTCAACCGCAACCGACGACGCGAGGAGGAGCTTCAGGCGTCGGGACTGCGGCCTGTCACGCGCTTCTACATCCCCGATCTGGACGAGCTCAATGCCGGGCGCAACCTGCGCGGGCAGCTGTCCTGCATCCTCGCATCGACGGGCGTGGGAAAGTCGCACATGGCCAAGCACGTCGGTATCCGCGCCAACATAGACGACGGGCTGCATGTGCTGCACTTCCAGTTGGAAGGGTCGGAAGAGGAGGCGCTGAACGCATACAGCGGCGGGCTGATCTCGCGCAATGCCTTCTACTTCGAGCGGGGACGGATCTCCGAGCTGGAAATGCGCCGCTTCGAGAAGGAGATCGGGCAGTATGCCGGAAGCATTACCGTGCGGTCGTTCCCGCGTTTCGCGGCACGAATCTCCACGATTGATGTTAAGAACGGCATTGCCGAGTACCGCAAGATAAACGGACGGACGCCGGACATTGTCATCATCGACTCGATGGATCTCTTGAACGACGCTTCGCGCCGCCAGTGGGGAGCCGAGCATGAACGCAGCAAGCGCATCGCCGTGGCGAACGACCTGAAGGACTTGGCGGCCGACGAGAACGTATGGATGGTCGTCACGTATCAGGCGACCATCGAAAACCGCGACTGGCTCAACGACGAGAACAATGTGCTCACGGAGTACAACTGTTCCGAGGCGAAGGGGCTGGCGAGGCCCTGCACCCACCTTATATCGCTCAACCAGTCCTCGGCCGAGCGCGAGGCCAACCTCATGCGCCTGCATGTGGCCAAGAGCCGCTTCTTCCGCAAGGGGGATACGTTCCGGATTGCCACGGACTACGACAACGAGACCTTCTACGATGCGGCACGAACCCTTAACATGAGGAGGTAGGTTCTCTTTATTGTTTTCAGGTCAACAATTAGCTCCGACCAAATATTATGGCCGGAGCTTGTTGCATTGCATAAAATTTATTCTGTACCTTGATCTGGATCAGGATATGTTGGTGGTATCCCCATTTTTATTTGTAGTTCATAGAGCGCACGCTTGGTATATTTTAATGGATGCTCTATTTGAGTGAGGCTAAGTAATTTTGATAAGGCAGGTTCTATTTTTCGGTTCACATAATACTCATATTCTGCCTCCATTGTTTGAGCGATTAGGCCATGATTATCATTGTAGCTGGTTTTCATAGCATTGATGAGTTCGCGTAATATTTTACGGTCATCATAACCTAAATTATTCTTGCGCACCAAGCATCTGTAATACGCCTCAATATGATAGGGATTTATTTTGTTTTTCTCGTAATTACTCTTTGCCAAAGACAAAGCTTCTGGGTAATTATGAAGTTGTACCAAAACAGTCACTAATTCTCTGGCAGCTTTGGAATATGACGCATTCTGTTCCAGTATATTGCGGAATAATCGCTCTGCATTTGGCAAATCGTTAGATAATCTACACATGAAGCCTTTGAGAAATAATTTATCTTGCCCGTGCATTTCTTCTACTGCAACATCGAATTTTGGTATATTCTGCTTTCGGGCTAAAGAGAGACAATACCAATAATTGATCTCACGTTTTGCACCTTGATAAATACGGTGACCTTCTTTGAGAAATCCTTCACAGAGTTCAATAACAGCATCATAATGCTCTTTGTTATATAACTCGATAATGGATTTTATTGCTACAGAAGGTATAAGGTATTTGCTATCATATTGCCCATTTTTTATTGCAATCTGAATTCTATATAAATAATCAGAGAGATCTTCGGTTTCAAAAGAAGGAGCTAATGGCTCTGACAAATATTCTTTAGCCCTCTGCTCCATTCGTTCAGAAAAGCGAGCCAACGGTTTATAACCGGCACGGTCGATATAATCGGTAACTCCGGCATCAAGTTGGATGTACTCGTGATTTGGGCCAAAAAATTCGATTAAAGATAAATAATGCAGCTCATCAATAAGTTGATAGCAATTTTCCTTGAATTCGTCTCCAACAATCTTCAGTAACATGTGATCACTAACAGACCCTAAAGACGCTAATAAAACCATGATATCCATCAACTTTAAATCATCGACACCTGTTACCGTACAGTAATCGATAATTTCTTTTATCGATTTATCTCCAAACGCTATAATATGTTCTGCATTTTTTCTCGCCAGCATTCGGCCGTCTCTGTCAATGGTGTCAATGGCCATAAAGATTTGTTCTGGAGAGTTATGCAGCCTGGTTGTCCAAAATATTACATCCTCTTTGTCGATGATCTGTAATCCAATATTCCGGGCATAAGCATAAAAAAGAGTTTTCCGATCAGCTTCACTTAAAGGATGTAGCTCAACGAATAAACAGTCTTTACGATCTCGCACAAGATAAGTCTTAGGCGTTTGCACACTCGCAATGAATAGACCGATAAATTTTTGAAGAGATGGATTTGTTAGAATATCAACAAACCAATCTGCAATGTTCCCACTCGGGGAAATACATGCGCCATTATCGATAATCAGAATATGTTGTTTACTTTTATATGCTTGATTCAGAAGATCAACTGCGACACAGACTTTTTTATCTTTATCCCAAAGATCCCATGAAAAATCAGTCAGATTGTATGACAACAAATAGTAATTCAGTTGAAGAATAAAATTCTCAATAGAATCGCCCCGGGACAGAGATATGTCGAATGGATCTTTGGCGTACCCCAATTTGGCCTGAGTGAATTTTTTTAGAAATTTTCGTCGCCCAATATCCTTACGCCCACTAACAACAATCGCTTTGATATCCTTATAGTTGCTTGAAGAGTATAATTTGCTTTCAAGGTATTCCATCTCATTATTGCGCCCAACAAATAACTCGTCACGCATTTTAATTTCGGGCCTTTTTCGATAAATAATCTCCCGCTGTTTCTGAATAATATCACGAGATAACAATCGAGTATTCGTGAAAGTTTTGAGATTCATTACCTCTTCTTTCGTAATCCAAGTCGGAATATTATTACTCGTAAATTTGATAGTAGGGTCGATTATATAAGGGAAAAATTCAAGTTTCCCTTTCTCCATTCTGTCCCGAGCCTTTTCAATCTCAATTTGAACCCACTTCGACTCTAAAGCACTTTGAGATATTAGGAGAATGAAAATATCGGCATTTCTGATATTTCTGAAAATTTCGTCTTTGCTTTTTTGGGCAGGTTCAAAATCGTATGCATCTACAATACATACTGTTCGGCCTAAACTCTCGACCAATGATTCAACGAAAGATTTTTGAATACTACTATGGGATATGAATGCTTTAATCATAACGGGTATAGAAATAAAACTCATGATAAAAATACGATATTTTACTTTAACTAAAAAATAAAATTCACGTTTCTTTAATTCTCAATCTTGTTCCCAGCCTACTCTTAAAGGCCATGAACAAGGAGCATACATACCTTATCGAGGAACTGGCCCGCGAACTCTCGGCCCGCCGCGACGGTTCGGGCCGCAACCTCATAGCCCGCTGCCCGTACTGCGGCAAGGAGGGTAAGTACGGCATCTACATAGGTCCCGAGACTGCCCGCAAGAAACCCTTCATGGCCCACTGTTTCTCGTGCGGGGCCTCGATGCACTCGCTGGGACGTACGCTCGAAGCCCTCGGACGCATGGACCTGCTGCCGACGTCCACGACCGATCCCGAAGCCAAACTCGACTGCAACCTGCTCTTTCCGCTCGATGCAGTGGAAGAAGTGGACGACGAGCTGGGCATCGTGGAGCTGCCGGAGTTCTACCGCCGCACCTTCCTGCATCCTTACCTCAAGGGACGCGGCTTCACGGCCGACGACTACGAGTTCTTTCCGGTGGGCACCACGCGAGGGCTGAACTTCCGCTACGACGACTATGTGATCTTCCCCGTGATCGATTCGGGCGATACGGTGGGTTATGTGGGCCGCCACTTCTGGCCCAAGTCCGAGATCGACGCCTATAACCGCCGGGCCAAACTCACGGGCGACTATTCGATCCGGCGTTTCCGCAACTCCACGCAGAACGACTTCGTAAAACTGCTCTACAACTACGACGCGGTGCGCGATGGAGAGACCGAGACGGTCATTCTCTGCGAAGGGATCTTCGACGTGGTGGCTCTCACGCGCAAGCTCGACCTCTACGAGAACGGGCGCGTGGCCGTGGTGGCCACCTTCGGAAAGAAAATATCGCAGACTCAGATCTACAAGCTCCAGACGAAGGGTGTGCGCAACGTCGTGGTGGGCTACGACGGGGACGCCGTGGACGCCACGAAGAAGACGGTCGAGGAGCTGAGCCGCTACTTCGAGGTGCTGGTGGCCGATATTCCCGACCCGGAGAAAGACTGGGAAGACCTGACACTACAGGAGGTCTATGACATCTTCGCCTACCGCCTCAAAACGCCCGTCGAGTACAAAATCAATAAAATCCAGCAACTATGAACGATCTAACCCGATGGCTCGACAGCCAAAATATAAACTACTGTGTCATGGACAACGAGGTGGTCAATATACCGGAGTTCGGCCGCCTGTTCCGCGCCGACCTTACGGGCATGAAGAGTATCTTCCGCCAGCGGGGAGATGAGCAGGTATTCAACCTGATGGAAGACCCGCAGACTCTTATCGACGAGGGTATTTTTCACGTCGCCTTTCCATTCGGCGACAACTGGTACTACTATGACCTGCGCGGGGAGTTTTCCATGAATATCCTGCGGCATATCGGTCGGCCCAAACCCGACGGCTGCAACGTGGAGTTTGTCAATCTGGGCGTCCACACTCCCTACGAACTGCTCAACGCCTCGGGCGATATCGGGGCGTGGGTTCGAAAGGCCAAATGGATGGGCCATACGGCCCTCGGTCTCTGCGACCGCAATACGATGGCCGGGACGCTGGCATTCCAGAAAGAGTGCGCCAAGGCCGGTATCAAGCACGTCTTCGGCTATTCGCTCACGCTGGATGACGACGGCACGGAAGTCCCAATGAAGGTCTACTGCCAGAGCCAACAAGGATTGCAAAACCTGCTCCGTATCCAGAAAGCCGTGATGGTGGATCGTGAGGACGGCAGGATCGACATGGAGCGCCTCATGGTCCACGGACGCGGCAATGTCCTCGTGCTGGGAACGCTTGCAGCGGCATGGATGACACATAACCGCCCGATGATCGACAAACTGCGCGAAGCCTTCAAGGCCGTCTACTACCAGATCGAACCGACGGAGTTCAAAGCCGACCGGATCGACGTGCAGCGACTGGAGAGTATGCGGCGGTACTTCCACGAGTTCAGCAAGAATGGCGTGTTCGAGGTGGAACCGGTACTGATCCCGGAGTGCTACTACATCGACCAAGCCGACGCCCGCAGCAAGATCGTGCTGAACAAGATCGCCACGGGCGCCGCGCACGAGCAGAGCAACGAACAGTATCTCCGTTCTGCCGGGGAGCTTCTGAGCAAACTGCGGACGCTGTTCGACCCCGAGCGGTGGGACGTGGACGAACTGTTCCGGCGGATGTGTCGCCATACGGTCGTGATTGCCGAAGGGGCCGAGGCGGCTTACCGGACGGATGCCGTCTTCATGCCGCGCTACGACATGACGCCGGACGAGCAAGCGAAGTACGGCGATACGCATACGATGTTCCTTTCCTTGCTCGAAGAGGGTTTTTCCAGATTGGTACCTGCGGAAAAAGAAACCGAATATCGGGAGCGTCTCGACAAGGAGATCTACATCCTCGAATCGACGGACAATATCGACTACCTGTTGGTCCAGTACGACACGGTGAACTGGGCCCGCCGCAACGGCATTCTCGTAGGCTGCGGCCGCGGCTCGGCGGGCGGCTCTCTGGCCCTGTACCTGCTTGGCATCACGCTGATCGACCCCGTGAAATACGGCCTGCTGTTCGAGCGTTTCCTGCTGCCCGAACGTGCCGGATTGTATGCGGCCCGCACGACGCGTATCGTAGGACGCATCGACTCGAAGGGCAGCTACCGCATCGGATTGGAGAACGGGCGCGATATCCTGCTGGACCGCGACGCCCGATTGATGGTACGCCGTGGTGGAGAGCAGATGGAGGTCTATGCCGACGAGCTTCGGGAAGGGGACGATATTCTGTTCGACAATAGAGATTTACTGTTTGAAATAGACCGACAATCATGAGAATAACGAAGATCACACACGAAAAAGCTCCGGTCGAAGCCCTCGATACGGAGGCAGACGAGGGCTACCTGCAAGGCCCCGGCCGCGTGCTGGCTGACGTCGATGTCGATTATCAGGCCGACCGTCGTCAGGAGGTCAAGGAGTATCTGGAGCGCCGCTACAATACCGAAGGACGGCAGCGGGTCTTCTCGGCCGGGACGTTCTCGACCATGAAGCTCAAAGCCTGCCTGAAGGACGTCTGCCGCGTGCATAGGATTCCCGTCTCGCTGGCAGGCTATATCTCGGCGATCATCGACTCGTCTGACGCGACGTGGACCGACCTGTTCCGTCTGGCGGCCCGCACGCCCAAAGTCCGCAAATTCTTAAACGACTACCCGCAGGCCGTCGAGGACATGCGCCCGCTGCTGGGCCAGCCCCGCTCGGCCTCGGTCCATGCTTCGGCCATCCTGATCACGCCGGAAACCCGGGACGGAGAGGTGGCCGAGTGCTTCGATTTCACGCCCGTAAAACGGGTGGACGGGATGCTCGTCAGCGAGCTGGATGGCTACTCGCTCGATGAGGTGGGCCTTCTGAAGAACGACTGCCTCGGCATTTTGGAGCTGACCAAGATTCAGAGCGTGCTGGACGAGATAAATCGCGAGTACGGCACAGGACTCTCTTTCGAGGAGATCGTCCGCAGCGGGCTGGATGACAAGAAGACCTACGATCTGCTTTGCGAAGGGTACACGGCCAACATATTCCAGCTCTCCTCGGCAGGCATGACGCGTTACCTGCAGGATATGCAGCCGGCGTCGATCGGCGATTTGATCGCAGCCAATGCTCTCTATCGTCCTGCGACGCTCGACTCCGGCGCGGCGGAGAACTACCTGCGCTGCCGTCTGGGCGAGGTCGCTCCGGTCTATCTGTGGGGAACGTACGAGGCTCTGCATACCACCTACGGCGAACTGATCTATCAGGAGCAGGTCAGCCGGCTTGTCCGCGACGTGGGCGGCTTCTCATTGGCCGAGGGTGTGCGGCTCGTCAAGCTGATTTCCAAGAAAAAGGTCGATGTTATCCATGCCATGCGGGAGAAGTTTATGGCCGGGGCCGCAGAGAAAGGATGCCCTAAAGAAGATGCCCTGCGTATCTGGGAGCTGATCGAAAGTGCCGGAAGCTATCTCTTCAACCTATCCCACGCCTCGGCCTACGCGATTACGGCTTACGTCGGTGCATGGCTCAAGGCTAACTATCCCACGGCCTTCTATACCGTGGCCCTGCAATACGCCGATGACAAGGAGATCGTTACGCTGATGTCCGAAATGGAGCGGTGCTCTGCGGCCCGTATCGTACCGCCCGAGATCAACCGCTCGCAAGTGCAATTCTATACGGACTATGGCAGCGACAGTATCTACTGGTCGCTCGGCCGCATCAGGATGGTCGGCATAAAGACGGCAGAATATATCGTCCGCGAGCGGGAGCGCGGCGGGGAGTTTGCGGGCATCGGGGATTTCATCCGCCGCATCTTCCGCCACAGGCTCAAGAAATGCCGTACCTGGGAGGACGACCTTCCGCCTGCCGAGGCGGAACGTGTTCCCGTAAACGCCCGCCATGTCCGTAACCTGATTTTGGCCGGCTGCTTCGATACGGTGGAACGTATCGCATCTGTTACCGAGCGTTACGGCATTCTTCAGCGTGCCGCCGCGGAGCTGGGTTTCGCGCTCGACGAGCGGGACTATCCGCCGGAAGAGATCGCCAAGCACCACTTCTGGGCCCGGCAGCAGATCGCCGTATCGGGCATCGGATCCGTGGACTACCGCCGCATCTTCGAGGAGTCGGCAGTTCGTGTCCGGATCAAGGGCCGCGCGTCGTACATGAGCCTGCACGACGCCCTCGTGATGGAGAACGAAGGGAAAAAAGTCGCCGTCTGTGCAACCGTAACCGATGTGGAGGAGCTATCCTATAAGGACAGGACGACGGGCGACCGGGTCGCGTTCTGCAAGATGACCCTGCAACAGAACACCGATACGATCGAGGCGGTCTGCTGGAACGATTTTTTCAGCTCCCGCCGCGCCGAGATCATGGGCCTCAAAGACCGTATCGTGATTCTTACGGCCGTCATCAAGTACAGCGACTATTCGGGTGCCAACACCCTGCATACGACCAAAACCTCCATATTATCGCAAGAGTGAAACCAGTAATCATTGCCATCGCGGGTGCTTCGGGTTCCGGCAAGACCACACTGTCGAAGTACCTGCAACGTAAATACGGCATTCCCGCCATCGTATCGACCACCACGCGTCCGCGGCGTCCGGACGAGCGGGAAGGCGAGGATTATTTCTTCGTAAGCAGTACCCGCGGGATCAGCCGGGAAGCGATGCTGACCTACACCCGTTTCGGGAAACACGAATACTTCTCCCGGAAGAGCCAGCTCCCTGCGTCAGGTTACTGCACCTACGTGGTGGACGAGAACGGCATCCGCGCCCTCAAACAGACGGTCGGAGCGGAGTACGACGTCTTCGCCGTCTATGTCTCCTGCCGGGCGGAGAACCTGCCCGCGCGGGGCGTCGATGCCGAGCGTATCGAGCGCGACAGCCACCGCCGTCAGGTGGACTATTCCATGATCGACGTGGTGCTGGGGAATAACAACACCGAGGCGGAGTTCCTCGAAGGGGCCGACCGACTCATGCAAATCATCGGACAATGGCAGCACCTGCGGTAGAGAAGAAGATCTATACGGCCGTGGGCCTCGACTTCGAGACCGGAGGGCTCGACCCCGTGCGCTGCGCCTGCACCCAGATTGCCCTCGAGGCCATCCGGCTCGATACGCTGGAGGTCTTCGACCGCTACGCGGCCTACATTGCCCCGTACTGCAAGCAGGAGCTGGGCGCGGCCCGGCGCAAGGTGCTCAAAACAAAGCACGAACTGGCGCAGCCCACCGAGCGGATGGACTACGAGCCGCGGGCACTGGAATATTCGGGCATCACAATGGAGACGCTCACGGCACAGGGCGTCGACCTGAAGGAGGTCGCCGGGGCCGTGCTCCGTTTCGCCGAGCGGGCGACGCTCAGCAAGGGCGTACAGTGCAAACCGGTGCTGATCGGCCAGAACATCACTTTCGATATCGGCTTTCTCACGCAGCTGATGAGCTATGCGGGCCTTACGAAGGAGTACGAGAAGACCTTCGCCGGGAAAACCGACTTCTATGGCAACTTCCAGCCTCTCTATCTGGATACGATACTGCTTGCACGGCTGGCTCTGGGGGCCGATCCCGGGGTTACGTCATACAAGTTGGAAATCATCGCCGAACGCCTCAGTGTGGAGCTCGACGACGCCCACGATGCCGGGGCCGACGTCGCGGCGACGCTCGAGATCGTCCGTGTCTGCGCGGCCCGCATGCGTAACGGCGGGGATGCGATGCCCGGCGCCGCACGCAAGGAGAAAACGAGGGATCACTTTCTGATATAGCGACAACGTATGGAACGGAATGAAAACGTAGTGCTCGGCTGCAACGATAAAGGCGAGGAGACGATCACCTTCCGCGTGAAGGATCTGACGACCTACGGCGTGCTGGGAGCCGACGGCGTGGAGTTCATGGCCACCATATCGGGTTACGGACTCGACATAGCCTTTAACATGAAACTCATCAACTCGCTGGCTGACGCCGAGGCGATGGCCGACAGCATGGCCGACGTCTTTTACGAGGCGCTCATGGATCGGCTTATCGCCCAGAAGCGGGATTTCGCAAAACCACCCGAGGAAAAGTAACCTATTCTTAGGTGAATGGATCCCCGGATGCCGGTCGTTCGGGGTTTTCGGTAAACGATATGGCAAAGAAGATCACACAATCCACCTCGCAGGCCCTCGAAGAGCAGACGCTTACTCCCGAGCAGGAGCACTTCTGTCAGCTTTATGTCTGCGGGGGACTACAATACGCCGGACAGCTGGTCAAGTGCTACGAGCAGGTGTTCGGCATCGAGGACGAGCATTTCCGCGTCAAGGCCCTGCGCCTGACCCGCCAGCCGGCGGTCATGGCCCGCATCCGGGAGCTCGGCGCCGATATGATGAGCGATACGGAGAGCATCGCCGTGAAGATGCAGATCAGCGAGACGCTCAAGGCGGTCATGCGCGAAACGGCGCAGGGAATCTATCAGGACCGCTTCGGAAACCCGATATCTCCGGCGCCCCTGCGTGCCGTGGCCGTGAACGCAGCCAAGGCCCTTATGGAACTCTATCCTGTAAGGCACAGCAGCGAGACGAAGCTCAAGGTCGAGGGCTCGCAGAACGGCATCATCTTCAACGTCATCGTACCCTCGACCCCCAAACCCGCCGACGACTATGCCGAAGCCGAATGGACCGAAGAGACGTAAGGTAACGCGCCGTCAGGTCGAGCGCACGATCTACCTTGTACTCATCGTCCTGCTGGCCCTCTACGGGCTCAGGGACAGCGGGGCCGCCGTGAGCCTGATCGGGGCTGTCAAGGAGGCTTTTTTACTACTGTTCAACCTAACGCCATGACCAATACAAGCGAAAAATTCCGAGAATTCGTGGAGGAGAACTTCAAAATCATCATCACCGTACTGGCATTTGCCGTAACGACCTACGTGCAGTTTGCCAACAACACGGCCCGCATCGCCGATCTTCAGGGCAAGTGCGCCGCACTGGAGACAAAGATCGCCGACCAGTATGATCGCATAAACGCCATCAAGCTCGACAAGGCCGTCTTCGAGGCGACGATGACCCAATTCTCATCCATACAGTCCGACCTGCGCGAGATGCGGGCCGACATCAAAGAACTACTAAAAAACCAACAGTAAGAAGATGAAGAAAGTAACGGAAAGAGTGAGGGTCGTACCCTCTATTGAACTGAGCGATATGCGTCTGTCGGGAATCGCCGGGCGCTGCGGCACGGTAACCGAGCTGGTGATGGCCATCCCCGGCCGGCTGATCGGTTACATGGTGCTGCTCGACAAAGCCTTCCAAGGCGAGTATCTTTGGTTCATTCCGCAGGATGCACTCGACGATGAAACGGCTGTTTAACCGCCTGCTGCTCGTTGCACTGGCGCTGGCCGTCGCTGCGACGGTGCTGCTCTGGCGTCGGGCCGCACGGCTCGAGAGGGAGCGCGACCGCTACCGACAGAACACCGAGACGCTGCTCGCTGACGTCGAACGCCGCCAGATCGACTCCGCGCGCATGGCCCTCGACGTGCGGACGCTGCGCCTGACGGTCGCCGAGTTCGAGGAGTACCGCGCCGAGGACGCCGAGCTGATCCGCCGCCTCGGACTGCGTATTAAAGATCTCGAAGCCGCAGCCCGGCACCGGATGGAAGTCGAGGCACGGATCACGGCGCCTGTGAGGGATTCGGTCATCGTACGCGATACGGTGCGGGTGGCGGTAAAGAGCGTGGAGATGATAAATCCCCATATCGAGTTCAAGGGCATTATCGAAGACAGTACGCTCCGGGCCGACGTACGCATCCCCGTAACGCTCCATCAGGCCGTAGTGATCGAGTACAAGCACAAGTTCCTCTGGTGGCGATGGAAGGTCAAAGGCGTCCGTCAAGTCATTACGAGCGACAATCCCTATGTGGAGGTAAAGTATTCGGAGTATATCCGGGTGGAGAAGAGAAAACGCAAGTGATATTCCGGAGGCGTCGATCCGCTTCCGGAATTATTTTTTGTGAGAAATACGACTGGCGGCCCGAATTTCGTTATATTTGCACAAGGACAAATTAACATCCGGCTGTTATGACACATATTATGATTGAAGATACTCCCGAAGGGAAATGGTTGGTGGATTTGATCCGCAATCACAAATCCGTCACGGTTATGGGCGAGAAAGACTCCAACCAAGCAAAAACAAGCGCATGGGATAAGGCAATGGCAGAAGGTGCGGTGTCATTGTCCGAATTCGGCGCTCGATTTACTGAAGAAATCAGCAGAGCGTATAAGCAATGAGTCGCAATATCATCGTATCTGCGCTGGTAGTGGATAAATTAGGCGAGTTGGTTGCCTATCTTAAAAATGACCTTTGCTTGTCTGAAGAGGCTGCCTTAGCTTACCGGGACAGGTTTTTGGCATATATTCAGTCATTCGGAGTTGAAGTGGATCATCCTTTGTGCCGATTCAGAAAATGGTGTGCGTTAGGCTATCGTTGTGCTGTATTTGAAAAGCACTGGGTGTTGGCTTATGAGCGAACGGAACAAGGTGTTATCGTACAGGATATGTCCCATACGAAATTGTTGCAGGAATAAGTAGTGTTTTTCGCAAAATAAGGCCGGAGAATAATTCTCTGGCCTTATTTTTTGTAAAAAGCCGCTCTATATAACATAGCTGTCCGCCAGATCTAATCCCTATGTGGAGGTGATGTATTCGAGGTATATCAAATTGGAGAAGAAAAGGTAGCGTGATTATTTGTCGGGGAATATACCGTAATCGTCATAAAATTCGTTATCTTTTGCAAAGGATAAAAACTTTGGTGTATCTGTCAGAATGACAGTATAAATCAGAAAAGAGGAGGTTGTCGGTAACGATTTAGCGACTATGTAACTGTGCTGAACTGCGGCACTTTGTAACTCATCAAACAACTCTATGCAAATATAGAATATTTTTGGGAAATTGCAAAATAAACGAACGGTAATAATAGAGTTTATGCAAAATGCGGATAGCCCTTTCTATCCGCATTATTTAATCAGCGTCTCCGCTCTCGTTCTTTTTCGTCATCACGTTGCATTCGCAGGTTTAGATGCTCGCGCATCTTTTCGAGAAAATAGAAACTATCGGCGGAAGTTTTATAAAAGCGGCTAGTGAAAAAAGAAAATCATTCGTCTCATCTGCGAGTCATGTCATCGTCGGCGTTTCCGTCCGTACTCCACCCGCAGTCTGTGCTTCTTTTCGGATTCTGTCTTGCTGTTCGACTCCGGGTACAATAAAAACATCAAATGAATATTGTCCATCATTTGATGCTTTTTTGTTTTGTGAGCTGTGTTCGTAATTTCTCTGTATTTTCTTGACGGAAAGCGTGTGGTCTTACTTTCAATCGTCGGAAGAAAGAAAAGACATTGCCAATACATAGAGGACGTAGTAAGCTGCAAAATAGGATCATTGCTTGGTTCGCAGAAGCAATGGCGGCAGAATCGTCTGCCGTTTTTGTATCCAAGTGGTCTAACATCAAAAAGTAAATCCGCCTCTAAAAGTCAATTTTCCAACCTTGGAATAGGGAACTGCCTCGATCTTGCCGTTCCGTTGCTCCATCCGTTTAAAATCACCACGTTGACGGCAGTAGGCGATACCGAAATTTACGCTTCTGCGTCGCCGCAAATGCAGCGAGACTCCTAATTCGGGCTGAAGATAGAAGCCACCGTGAGTTCCATAGATCCATAAGTCCCCATGTGAGGGTATATAATCTTCGCTTATATCATAATCAATAAAAATATATGCCGGATCGAAGCCTATATCCAATAAAATGTATGGTGTAACTCTTGATTTCAACAGCGAATACTTTCCCCTGACAAACAAGGGTACAGACATACTGAAAAAGTCATTGCTTGTATTAAAGCAGAACGATATGCCGCCACCCAGAAACAAATGTTTGCTAAAAGTATAGCCGCCAACAGGTGTCAGGGAGAATCCCATAAACGGAATTTTAGAATCTGTGCTTGTGAACGCTCCAACTTCAAGCATAAAATTACCGCCTTTATACGACTTGTCGGGAATATATTGGGCTTGGACTATTCTCGCTGAGGTCAAAAGGCATAAAACGAATATTAAATGGCATATTTGTACGGCATGGCGCATTGTTATATTTTTTAGACGGTGTATAAGGCAGTCGCCTGATAAAAGGCGACTGCCTTTGAATATGTATCACTGTGGTGTTTGGCTGGCAATAGTTTCATCGGTGAAAACATAGGTAAACCGAAAATAGTTGGTGCCTAATTTCTCTACCTGATAATTGTTCGCATTTGCAAATCCCTTGTTAGGAGCTATTGTATATTTTGTTGTACCGATTTCAACCGTTGCGCCGTGATACTTATACGGTGAGCTAAAATCTGTTGTCTGCAAATTATCTGCTGTAGCAAACGACCTCAATTCTATCGTATGGCTCGCACCTGCCTGGAGCACGAAATTTGTTTCGGAATCATCATATTCTCCTTGTCCCAATACAATGTATAATTCGTGGGATGAATGATTCAGGTAAACCCAATCCGAATCTGCCCGGTAATCAGTATTTGACATTCTGTTACAACTCACCAACATGCTACTGATTCCGCAAATTCCAAGTAACAAATAGTTCATCCGCATACTGCTTTGTTTTATTGTTTAATTTTGTTAGCAGGTGTATAAGGCAGTCGCCATTTGTTTGGCGACTGCCTTAAAAGAAATAACTCACAGTGTGAGACCAGCAACATTTTCGTCGGTAAAGACGTAGGTGAACCGGAAATCGTTGGTTCCCAATTTTTCGACTTGATAATTATTCCTATTCCGGATGCCTTCGTCCGGAACCAATCGGATCGCCTCGGCGTCATCTATTGTAATGCTACACTCAACCTCCGGAAGATACATGAATGGAAACCCGATCGCATCCGGCGTAATATGTTTATCCCCGTCAGACCAAAAATCAATACGATGCATTTCGGCCGGAGGTAATGTAAACGTAGCGGTTTCAAGTATGGCCCACGACACGATAGCGCCTTTGATCTCGATTTTATATGAGGATTCATTCCGATAGACCCATTCTCCATGATGCACATATTCGGTGCGAGAAGTATCGCAACCCGATAACAGACAGCAAAGCATTACAATGCTACCAAGACGCAAATAGTTCATCCACATGCTGCTTTGTATTATTGTTATATTTTTGTTTTATTTGCATGCTCTCTGGCATATTCGTAGTCTTCGTTCGTAAATACGAATGTGAATACCTCGCGCTCTTTATTCGGCTGACTTCGAACATACGCCTTTTCATCGCAAAAATTATGGTAAGCATTCCCGTCTTCGATACGATGAACAATTTCGATATCATTATCGAATTTGATTCGGACACTTAAAAATTCGGATAGCCAGCAAATGAACCTTCCGTAGAATATCCACCCGAATATACCTCTCCGTCTAAAAGACGGAGAGGTATCGGAATCAACCGATCGCCTCCGGGATTTGTCTCCACCGTAATCTCGATGGCATGTTTACTACGGTTTTCAATGATCAGACCAGTAGCATAGCTATAATCTTTCGTACAGCCTATGAGTATAGCTGAAACAGCAAAGAGAAGCAAGGCGAATACTCTTTTATTAATATCCATAGACAGTGAATAATCGGTTGATTGTCTCCGGGATGCCAAAAGCATGAAATAGAATCATTTTTGTAAACGATGTAAAGCAACTTATTCCGTTTTATCTGCATGCTTTTTGGCATATTCGTAGTCTTCGTCCGTAAATACGAAGATATATTCCACACTCCTTTTTCCCAGTATTTTTTTTTCGAAAGCCGTTGTGGAACAGAAATTATGGTAGGTATCGCCATCCGCCCAGTGGTGAGTTATTGTGGTTCCATCGTCGAATTTAATCTGCGCATCAACTGGATTCGGCAAACCATTTCCACCATCGATACTGTGCTTTGTTGTGAAAGTTGTGCCGCTTTTTACCGTAGTCGAGCCGGTTAAAAATTCGCTACTCGGTTTCTCTACAATTATTTTGATATCGTGCTGGCTGGCATTCTTAATGCGGATTTCCGTATCATATAGATAATCTATGTCACAACTGAAAAGCATAGAGAAGAAGCCAAGCAAGAGCAATGTGAAAATCGGTTTGTTAGTTTTCATAGACAGTGAATAATCGGTTAATGGTTTCCGAGGTTAAGTTATATAATTGTGCGACTTGCTTATTCTTCGCCGCATAATCCAGCAGCTGACGTTTGACATCAGAGAAACTCTTCGATCGGAAAACAATATCTTGAACGACTGATACGGGCATGTCATGAATTTCGTCATCCGGATAGATGGTATTATTCCCTTGATGTGTTCTTTGATTGAAATCATCGATCAAATCGATAAACAGCGGAGTGTAATTACGATCATATGCTTGCGGATTCCATGCTTGAAAATTATAGTTATTTTCCGGGTAAGCCGGCAATTTATTGAATATCCCTAATTCTTCATATTCTTGATTAGTTAGAATATATTGGACACACCGTGCCCAACTTTCGATCAGGTTCGTTTTGCATTTCCCATAAGTATTCCTATTGTTGGTATAATGAGCAGCATGCCCCAACTCATGGCATGTTGTGCTGAATACTTCGGACATTTCTCGCCAGCCGTTGTTACCTTGGCCATATATGCGGATATCCGACCATACTCCCATGCCCCATTGTCTATTATAGTCTCCGTTTATGCCGTTTCCTTTCTTATGAAGATATGCAATTTTTTCCTTTCGGGAGTTCGTCGGTCTTTTCAATCCATTCGTATTGCCATAGTAAAAACGATATAAAGCCCGATGTATGGTTGCATAACGAATTGATTTATTGGCAGAAATATACAAATCCCAATTCCCGGTCTTTTTCGGGCCGTTATAATAGGCTTGCACGATATTTCCATCTCTTATATCCCAGCGAGATGTTTCCCATGCGATACTGTAATTTGCAGGACGCTTAAAGCGACCATTACACGAATAATATCCATTGGCATTTGTATAGCCAATATGTGTTGTAAACCAACGGCGTGCACGAACTCTGACATAATTAAGCGGAATTGCACCGCCTACAATATTATCATAGGCTGTAATTCGGCCCGCCGGTCTCCATTTACTGCGCCCACGTGTTTGCTGCTCTGACTCTCCGTCTTCTTCATTGCCGGTCATGCGCAGGGATTCTTCGACCAGCGCATCGGTCAACGCTTCATTCCATTTTGTACCGGAACGGGTCATAATTCCGTCATCGTCTTCTTCATCCTTGTCTTCATCGGGAATAAACAAGTCGGAAAGAATTTCATACTCAACGCCTATGTTACTTACGGCTGGCCATTTTGCAACTTCGATGGAGGCGTATTGATAAGTGGGCAAGCTATCCGGAATTGTAGGATCATGATAATAGCCACCATATTCCTCAATCTCATAATCCAGCGGAATTTCATACCAGATAATTGTAGAATCCTGCGCGAGTATATCCAACTCTTCAGCTGAGCGAGGATGGAATTTCACGTAATAATGCGTAGGCTGAATATCCATGTCCGTAATTCCGGCTCTGGTTTTCGGTGAGAGGTTTTCCAGAGCTTTGCGCATATTCTCCACTGAATAGGGATTTTCAAATTGCTGCCCCAGTACAGTCATTCCATCGGTAATAATTTGAGATGAGGCCGGGGGCAACTCAGACGGCAAACTAACAAACTCTTTCTGGCAGCTAAGCAGAAGCCCACAACACAAAAAAAGTAATGTTCGTTTCATAAAACTTAAATTTAGATTAATAATACATTTTCAATGGTCATTCACCTATTATGGTAATCTCCTAAGAGCAAATATATACAAAAAACGATATTTAAAAATATATTGGAGACATATTGAACATAAAAATATTTGTATTTTACGGATTTTAATTCCGAAATATCTTGAATTCTCCAAACCAGAGAGCCCGATTTTATTACGCATCATCATAAAATTGACCTAAGAATTTTAATTCATATCAGATACTGATTAAATATGGCATTTTGAACAATAACGCACTCAGATGTAATATTTCATACTCATTAAAAGCGTGATATGGAGTCATAAATACAAACTCAAGTAAGAATTACAATAAGAATAGCATAATTACATGATACGACTACCGTTGAAGTAGTTACTTTATGGCCCCGTAGCCGGAACGCTCGCAACGTTCCGGCTTTTTGTTATCGGGACCGAATATCTTTCGTTTCGTTACCTGAAATTCTGCAATCTCTTCCGTGCCTTTGACCCTATTCTTTGACGTAATCAACGAACGTCAGAGATGAAACTCACTCTTACCCGAATCTTCAAAGGCCCGGACTACACCATAGGGCAGCTCTCCATCGATGGAGCGTATTTCTGCGATACGCTCGAAGATGCGGTGCGCAGCCTACCGCCTGCCTGTCCCGACACGCCGCGAGGCAATTCCTGCCGCTGCCGCGAAAAAGTCTATGCCCGCACAGCCATTCCAGCCGGAACATACAAGGTTACGATGGAGCACAGCCCGCGCTTTAAGCGGCTGCTCCCGTACCTGCACGACGTGCCGCACTTTCTGGGCATTCTCATCCATGCCGGCAATACGGCCGACGACTCGGCCGGCTGCATTGTCGTAGGCCGCAACAAGGTCAAAGGCAAAGTGCAGGAGTCGCAGGCTACATTGAGAGAACTGCTCGCCAGAATCGGCTACGGGCGCGATATAACCATCGAAATTCTATGATATGGATGTTTATGCGTCGAAGGGCTTGATGGCGGGCCTGTGTCTGTATTACCTAAATCCGTACAGCGATGTCAAGAAATAAACTCATCCCGCCGGAAGGGCTGAAAATAGACTTCAACCCTTCGCCCAAACAATATGAGTTATGGAAACTGCTCCAACCCGAATGTCCGGTGTGCGGCGGGAAAATCGAGCAACAGCTTGTGGGATTCGACTCCAATCGCAATCCGCAATACAAGCCCTTCTGCACAAAGTGTCGTAACTCGAACATTCCGCAGCTCATTTTGGGCGGCGGGGCTGCTGGTAAATCACCACTGCCAGCCTGCACAGCAATGTGCTGACAACAATCTCCTTAATTGCTGGGAACTCTGACCGCGTCGTGGCGAAGACGATCAGCAGCCAAGCCGGAACACCGGAAGGTTCAACGACTATCCCGCGAGGGAGTACGGCCAAGCGGCCGGAAATGGGAGACCCCTTTCCGCGAAGGGTGAAGATATAGTCTGACCTGCATGGAAACATGCAGCGGCGCAAGCGGCCGGCGCGTAGCGTACGCCGGTGAACAGAAACAGGGTGGAAAATCATACCTCATGTCGGTATGGCTCGTGAGCTGCTGCTTGCGCTATGCTGATTTCCGGGCCGTCATCGCCCGCAAGACGCTCAAATCGCTCAAGGAGTCTACGTGGAATACCGTCCGTAAAATCGTCAAGGATTGGGGGCTTCAGGAGGATGTGAACTATAAGATCAATAATCTGGCCGGGTCGATCCAGTTCTGGAACGGCTCGATCATCCTTATGCTGGAGATGGCGGATCTGCCGAGCGATCCCAACTTCGAACGCTTCGGCTCGATCGAGGTCAGTGCGGTGGGCGTAGATGAGTGTTCGGAAATTTCACAGCGCGCTATCGAGGTGCTCTTCTCGCGTATCCGCTGGAAGGTTCATGAAACGCTCGGCGTCTCGAAGATGCTGATGACCACGAACCCGACGACCAACTGGATACGCTCGCGTTTCGTGCAGGACGACGACGGGAATAAAGTGACGCCGCGAGAGGGCGAGTTTTATGTCCCGTTCTCGGTGTTCGACAACCCGGATATCGCCTTTCGCCAGACCTACGAGGCCGCGCTGAACAAGATCAGCGACCAAGCCACCAAGGAGCGCCTGCTGTTCGGCAACTGGGATTTCGTCGAGAGTTGCGACATGATCGTCTACAGCAAGTTCGACGGAGAGCGCCATCTGGTCTCGAAACTCAAGGAGGAGGCGTACGACCCCACCAAACCACTCATTACGGTCTGGGATTTCAACGTCGCGCCGCAGATGTCCGTATTGCTGGCTCAGATCGATTACGACCGCAAGAAGGTCTATATCCTCGAAGAATTGCTGGGAAAGCCCGAGAACAAGGAGAACAATACGCCTGCCATGAGCCGCCGGCTCCGCGAGCGGCTCTACCGCTACAAGCATATCGGCGGCGTGGACGTCACGGGCGATCCTTCGGGACTGCAACGCTCGACCGCCAGCGAAGAGGGCGTGAACAACTACACCCAGATTCTCGACACGCTCGGCGGAGGCGTGCTGCGCCCCAAGCTCAAGCTGCTCAAGAAGCAGCCGCCGCAGGTCGTGCGGTGCGATTTCGTCAATCAGGTATTCGACGGCTACGGCGGCTGGGAGATACGCATCGATATGCGGTGCCGCAAGCTGACCGAAGACCTGATTTACCAGCTGCGCAATGACGACGGCTCCAAGAGCAAGAAAAAGGTCACGGACGGCAAGACGGGCGTCCGATACGAGAAGTACGGCCACCTGTCCGACTGCCTCGATTACCTGTTGTGCTTTTACCTGCGGGACAGTTGGTATCGTTTCAAGAACGGAGCGGACAGTGCGACGGGCGTACTCACGACCGCCGTGCTACACGAGGGCTTTTGCTATTGAGCGTAACGTATAATGGAAATTTTTACACGACAACCATGTATCGAAGATTCCTGAACGACGAAGACTATCTGAGCGTTATCACGCCCGAAGCGCTCGCGCAGATCACGCGCGGCAACCCCGAACGGATGGTGCAGGCCGAGGAGTCGGCCGAGATGAGCATCGTCGAGTACCTGAGCGAGAACTACGAGGTGGAGAAAGAACTCTGGAAAGGCAAGTACATCGCCGAGTATGACCGCCGCATCTCTTTCCCGGTCGGGGCGCATTTCTACTACGAAGGACGGATCTGCGCCGTGACGCGCGCCATCAGCGGGTACAAAGCTCCGGCGCCGGTCGCCTATTGGGAGGAGTCCGCCGATCCGAACGTACTGGTGGAGAACACGCCGACGTACTCCCAGTTCAAGACCTACCGTCCGGGCGAATTGGTCGCTTATAACGGGCTTGGTTACCGGTGTCTGGCCGAGAACGGCTACGACTTCGGCAATATCCGTATGCCGATGGCGACGGGATGGCTGGAGATCGTTCCCGAGACGTGGGTGCCGAGAGAATATGGCCTGTGGGAAGTCGCGGAGCATAACGGGGCGTTCTATGCCGTCACTTCCGTCGAAGGGTTCGACACGAATCTTACGCCGGCCGACTCTCCGAACTGGGGCGAGATCGCCGACTATGACCCGCAGTACAACAGTTACGAGCTTTCCGACCACGAGTATGTGGTCTATGACGGGAGGGTGTGGTATCCCGAGATCGACGTCAATTCGGACGAACCGCAGATGGGTGTGAATCTTGTCGTGCACGATCCGCGCAACTACAACCTCAAGAAACACATGGTTCGGCTGGCGATCTACGAGCTGACGAAACTCATCGCTCCGAACAACGTCAGCGTCACGCGGGTCAAGGATCACGAGGATTCGATGAAGTGGCTCTACGATGCCTCGAAGCTGCGGATCAACCCGCAGATACCGCGCAAGATCGCCGAGGACAAACACGAGGTCATGGACTGGCAGTTGGCCACGTTTCAGGCCGATTACGATCCGTGGAAGAATCCGTGGCTGACATGACGGGCTAAAACCGAAACGAAACCCCATGCTCCGAATTTATATTTACGTGAAACATACTTGCAAATTGTATGTAACAGCACAATTAAATCTGTTCGCAACCGTTTGACATAGGAATGTTTGCTATTATCCCGTCTTAATTGCGATCAAGTTAATTTTATTCTTAAATCATTAAGAGCCCAATTAATTTGTATTTTTACGTCAGTTATCAAATATCGTATACGCATGAAACAGAGACAACCGAACATGACCAAGGCCGACATGGTGAACGAAATCGCCAACCGTACCGGTATCGGCAAAGCGGAAATCAAAATCATTATCGAGGAGTTCCTGAAACTCATCAAGGAGTCGCTTCTGGCAGGTATGGCCATCCAGTTACGCGGATTCGGGACGTTCTTCCGCAAGAGGAAAGCGGCAAAGAAAGCCCGCAATATCAGTAAGAATACGATGATTGAAATTCCCGAGCACGAAGCGCCTGCCTATAAACCCTCGAAGGAGTTCGCGGCGTCTCTTAAAGAGCAATAGCCATGGCCGTAGTCGGAGAACAGGTAATCTTACGCAAGCGCCGCAGCAGTGGAGAGCCGCAGCCGCACCGCATCCGGCTCGATAAGCTCCAGACCGGAGACGAGCTGGTCGTGGAGATCGTTATCGACAGGAAGAATGACGTAAGGCGCTGGTTTCATTTTTTGCCTGAAATGTTGGAAAACCGGCAGAGCGTAGCGTTCCGGGCTTCCGGCGAAGAGATCTATTGGTTGTCCGGACTGCGTCCGAAACCGATGCTGGAATCGATGGCCCGAAGATTACTTCCGGCACCCGAACCCAAACGCCGGGGCCGGAAACCGTCGGCCAAGCCGGTAAAAACGACCGATCCCAACTGGCGCAGACGCAAGCGCGGCCCGAAGGTAATGAAAGTGCTGGTCTTCGATGCCGACGGAGCTCTGGCGGCCATCTGTCCGACTACGGAAACAGCGGCCCGGCTCACCAACATTCTACCGGAGGCCGTCGTCAGGATGTGCAAGACCAAACGTCCGTCTTCGGACACCGGACTGTCGTTCCGCCACTGGTGGCGCAAGATACAGGATGCGGATATGACCGATTTCACATTGACCGTTGCGCAGTACGATGAATCGTGTAAGCGGAGGCCCTATTCGGAAGAAACTCCGGCATAGGCACAAAAAAAGGCGTGAATCGGTTCACGCCTTTTTGATTGCTGTCGATCGGCTTATTTTCCGGCCTCCAGAGACACTTTGCGGAACTCTTTGAGCAGTTTCTCCAATGCAAGCGAGGCTTTCCGTGCGCGCGTACCTGCTGCCTTGTTGCCCTTCTCCTGCTGAAGTTTCGAGTCAGTCTGGAATGCGGCGATCTGCTCGTCGATGTTTTTCAGTAATTCTTCCATGTTCGTTACTTTATGAGAGTTATTATTTTCAAAGAATGGTTCAAAGATACGCAAAAAATGTTTAATCGGAGAATTCCTCGCACAGTTCCGCAATGATCTCGCTTTCTCTTAGATTCTTCCAATAGTATTTGTAAAGAGTGCTGACACTACATCCTGCATGCTTTGCTACAACTTCTGGCGAGCATTTCTGATCGACCATCATGGTGATGTAAGTGCCTCGTGCCGAATACCAAGTGATCTCCTCGTCGAAGCCCAGAATGCCCACTATGCGCCGCAGGGCGGCATTGACCAAATCACACATATAGCCCATCCGGTTTTTCTTTTTCTTATGCGTGTCGTGTTGCTTTCCGAAAATCGGCAACACAAAATTGCCATAGCAATGGTTGCGGTATTTTTCGACGATCTTTTCGGCACGGGGAACAAAAACCGGTTGGGCTTTTTTCGGGGTCTTGGTTCGTTCATAGGTGATCTTGTGTTTCTTCGTGTCGATACACGGCCATGTCAGGTAGGCTGCATCGATCGGAGCCATACCTCCGCAATAGAAACAGAATAGGAACAAATCAAGGTAATAACTTTCTTTTTCTGAGAGCGGCGTGCGGTCCATAGACTCCATTGCCTTCAGAAGCGTAAGCGAAATAGCACTGGATTCGTGTTCCTGTTCGCGGAACTTTTCGTTCGTGCAGACAAACGCATCGACATCAGCCCCCGGAACGCCCTTTTTCTCGGCTTTCTTGACCACTTGGTAGAGCGAGTGGAGCTTTCCTCGTAAACCGCCGCGGTTGCCCTTCTTTGCCCCCTCGGATTCGATATAGAACACATAATCCTTGAGGAACTGCTCGGTAATGTCCGTGAATTCCAGATTGGAGAACGCCCGGTCGTATTTCTCTTTGACGAACCGTGTCAGGAAGTCGAGAATGCGTTCGTTAGCCTTGGCGTAAGCCTCGCAGGGAATCTCATGTCCGTTTTTCATCTTCTTGGTTTCACGGATTTCGCTGATCCATTTCCGGTAAACCTGTTCTACGGTCGGGACGGCAGTCTCCCGTAGCATGACCTCCTGCGGCTTGTCGTAGTAGTGGGACAGTTCTTTCGGTGTCCAGCGAACTTGCTGGTCGTCCCACGCATTGCCGACCTGAAGATACTTATTTACGGTGGATGCGAGAAGGGCGTTGTTGGCCGCTGCGCTTTCCGTCTTGGGCTTGAAACGTTGCTGGGACTGAACCCAATGTTTGTAGAGACCTGTTACGGGCAAAATTTTGGGCACGCGGTTATAGCCGGGCCGGTAGATGACCATTGTGATCTTGACAAAGTCCGGACGGTTCTTATCCGGCTTTCCCTTGAGTGTAATAGTAAACATAGCGCACTGTTTTTTTAGTATATTAACCTTATGCGATTGAGACATACAACCGAAACTACATAAGTATAGCCTGCCTACTAGTGTAAGGGTTTACGGAATATGCAATTTTTCCAAGCATTTTATTGCTGTAAACAACTTAATTCATTACACCTGATATGGATACAGCATTCAATTCCCGTATTTGTACATACTCCTTCCCCAGTTCGTCTAAATATCGGAATTCATATCTTTTGTGCGTTTTATGGCCCAATCCAGCAAAAGTGCTTTGGAAAATACCAGTCTGTTGCCGAATTTTTTATATGGCATTTTATTTTCTGAAGTAAGACGATAGATTTTGGTTTTAGAAGTCGGAAAACCACAATCATTAAGAAAAGCCACTGCCTGATCTAAAGTAAGCTGATCTGGCAAGGATTGAGGCTGGTCAATATTATGAAAATATGGTTCTATTGCATCGCAAATCAAGTTTTTGAGTTCTTCCGGGGTAGTGATGATTATTTTATCCATGGTTGTTAATTTTTTTTGTTCGATCTTAATAGTAAATCTAAATTAACAAACTGTGCAATCATCTAATTAACGAAACATTCGGCTTGTAAGGCTTAGCCGTGCGAATTTCTCTTAACTCGAAAAATTTGTCAATAGGGCAGCATTCTTTATTCGTTCGTCTTTTTCAAATGACGCCAAATAACTTTCAGTCGTTTTAAGGTCGTTATGCCCCAAGGACTCGGATATATAGGCAATATTAGCTCCACTACGTTTCAATACCGTGGCGAAGGAATGCCTTGCGGTATATGTCGTGATTCTCCCGATGCCAAGATTCTTTCCAATGAGTTTCATCCGATTATTTATGCGTTTTATCACATCTGCAACTTCTTTGTCATGGTGAACAGGGTCGGCATAATGATGTACTAACGGAAAGATATAATTACTTGGCACGGCCTTATTGCCCCACTTCTTTATAATTTTACTCATTTCTGCGGTTAGCGGCACACAAATTACCTTTTTTACTTTCGATGTCCGTATTGTCTTTTTTCTCATAAAACGAATCTCTCCGTCGACTATATCTGAGAACTTCAAGTTTACGAGGTCTGCGACATTAATTCCATTGCAGAGGTAGATAAAAAACCAGATATCTCTATATCTGGATGTTGTTTCATTGCCGTCATCATATTTAACAATTCGGGCGATATTCTCTAACGTGAGCGCTTTTTTTACCCCTTCTGCCGTGGGAATCTCATATTTGCCTTTTCCGAAAGGATATCGAAAGTCTTTTATATATCCTTTTTTCTTGGCGGCATTTAGTTCCGTGCGTATGCCCCGCATACGCATCCCGATTGAAGAATAACTGAGTCCTCGCTTCAGCATGAAGTTCTCAAACTTTTTCAGCCATTCTTCTGTAATATCTTCATAAGCAACTTCTTTAGTGGTGAATTTTTCGATCGATGCTAAACAATCCCGATAATAACGCATTGTTCCTATTCTATTCTCCTTTTTCAGCGACTCCATCCTTTGCTTGATAGCTGCATTTAAGGTCTGCCCTGTATTGAGACCTCGGATTATTTCTAATTGAACAAAGGAGAATTGATCTTTGTATGTCAGTTCATCTACGGATCGGTATATGCTGTCAAAGGTCTTTTTTATAGAGTTCCGGATTTTTACCAAATCCGAGTTTCTTGTGGATGGCAGTCTTTCCCAGTCCGAAATACTTAGTTCTTTGCCGGTGTTGTAATATTTCTGCACCCTTTTGTAAACTATCTGAATCCTTACGGGATAGAGACCGTTCTTTCTTGGATATCGCTTGTCAAGGACAGCGGTTACCGTGATCTGATTGATCTTTTCTTTGAACAAAATCAT